GGACCACTACTTGCAGTAGGTGAACCGCTTGTCGAAATATAACCATTTGTAATCGTTAAAGTTCTAGGGATATGAGTTTCAAAATTTGCTACATAACTTATGTCTCTATATGGCATAATAAATGTAGCTTCTTGATGTTCACTGTCTGGTTGTAGCAATATTAAGTCTTGAGCAGTACCACTCCAGTTTTTAAATGTTTGATAGTTAGCATATTCACCATAAGGCACACCTTTTATTGTTACCACTTCGTCTTCTGCGACTAACGCCGTACTAGCGTTTATACGTTCAGTTGTACCGTCGTCTCTAACAACTTGTGTTATAATACCATTCGCAATTTCAACTTTCCAATAATCCAAAGGTAATTTTGGTTGATTGTGCATTAAGTCTAATGCGAACTCAAGCTGGTTTGCTAATACATAGTTTGGTTGTGTTGCACTCGCATATATGTTGGGTAATCGGTCAGCAATAGCAGGATTATTTTTAGATAAATCTACTAATTGCTTTATATTACTTACAATTCTGTCTATATCTGTTTTAGCTGGTATCATATTTTTTTGCCAATAATCATTTTCATAAACTTCAATATCAGGCGCTGTACGTACTATTTTTTGTTGTACCATCCATTCCGCACAATACGCTGTATTCTTTTCTAATCTGTTCAAGTCTGTGTCATTCCAACAACCTTTAGGATTTTCTTGGTCTGGGTCTATTTGGACGGCTTTCACACTTCCTAAAGTTCTATCGTAAATTGGTTCTATCCATTCTCTAGTCAAGTGCAATCACCTCCATATCCCCTGACCACGTACCATCAAAAGTCCAGTGGTTTCTTAATATATAAACTGGCATTTCAGCAGAAAACTGTGTTTGAATTACTCCATAATCTCCTGCATTGACCAACGGTTCTCCTCTACCGTTATAGGTATATTTGAATTTCTTTTTGTACCATTCTAAATATTTACGTTTAATGTATTCTGAAGTATTGTTCACTGTTATATCATATTGCATAACTTGTGTATTCAATACTAAACTATCACTCGTAACATTTCTTTCTTGTATAGTTTTTATTTCTATTGGGTATCCTATAATCTCAACTTTGACTTCCTCTCCACCTGAAAAACCTATCAATGAAATAAGTCCGCGTTTACTGTAAAGTCTTATTGTACCAAGTGACACTGCTTGTAAAACAGATTGTGAATTTTCGTCTGAAAGTCTCGCTCCAATTACATATGCGTCACTATAAGTTATTTCATTACTTACAGATGTACAAGTGGCTGTAGCTATAACCTTACAATTACTATATACATTTCCAGTAGTTATAGCTGAATTATTTGCTACAAAATTATCTACATCACCCTTTTGTTCTAACCCAGCGTAATATTTTGGCATTGATATTTGTGATAAATTATTTATAGTATCCAATTGTTCCGCAGCCGGTATACTTTCAAAATCTGTGTAGTGCCAAGTATATGAATTTGTGAATGTAGTAGGGTCTGATATATTCAAATTAGCGAATTTAATATGTCCATTATCTTTTATTAAAAGTGTAGCTCCTACCGAGAAAGCTAATAACTGTAATACTTCTTTACAAGTTACTTCTGGGATAGGCACATTAATACGGTAATCACCAAAATTAGTACCATTTGGGTCTGTCGAAAATTCAACAGAATTTAAGTCGAAGCCTTCATAAACTAATATATCATTTACTATTTCTGCTACTCTACGCTCGTCATTAGGATATATGTCAGTAGTATAAGTTTCTTCCATTACGTCTAAAAGTGAACCGCAAGTGAATGTTGCGCTTTCGTCTGCATTAGCAGATACATCCATAAGTCTTAATTCTTTCCAGCTATCCCATTCTATTTCAGTACCTTCTCCTAACTCGTGATTAATTACTGGAAATGCGTTTGCTCTTTTTACTGTAGCAACTCCTACGTAATGTGTAACTGGATTTCCGTCTTCATCTACAACTGGGTTTCCTTTGTCGTCATATACTGGTTGTTCAACCGTAGTATATTCAAATTCGTCTTCCATTTTTACAGTACCGTCTGAATTATATTCATAACCGAATACGTTATATCCATTTCTAAATCTAATTCTAGTTTGCCTTGTTAAATTTATATAACCGTTTTCTGGATTATCTATATTATAAAATCCGTCATAATTATTTACGTCAAAACTAAATGTTCTTGAAGGTAATGTGTCACATACATACGACGTTTTATCATCAAAGTCTACGTTTAATACTGCGTTTTGGTCTAAATAAATTGTTTTACCAAACATTATTGTACTTACACGAATTCTTCTATGTCTAAATCTAGTTTTAACAAATTCTATTTCTAAATAACTGATGTTATTTGTATTTATTTCAAAATTAACAGAAGGTAAAGTTTCAAGTATATGCGACCCACTTGTATCCTCCCATTCAATTTTTTCTGTGAATGTAGCAACTTCTGTGTCACTTGCGTTATAGCAGTGAACTATAATACTTTTTGGATAAGCACTAGGTACAGCAGGGTTCAACATTACTGAAAAATTTTCAATGTTACTTACGTGAGCTAAATTTACTTTCATTTTAGGATTAGTTTTAAATTCTCCATTTTCATTAGAAACACTTTCTGAAACATATCCGTCAATTGGTGTACCTTGATACACAATAAATCGACCATCTAATAACCATAAGTTTTCTTCTAATGTAGCAACTGTTCCACTATTGTATTTATCTAAATCTATAATAGCGTCTAAGTTACAAATACTCAATTTATCATTTGAAGTTACACTGCTGATTTGAATGTTTGTATCTGGTGTATACATTATAATATCAACATAACCTTCTTTTCTAGTCCTAGCTTTTAAGTGATTTTCAAAATCAACTCTATCCAAATTTCCAAATTCGTCTCTATGAACCGCCATAACTTACCTCCTTTCAATTAGATTAATAACCCATATCTATTAAGTTACATTTTACATCTTTATACCATATTGGGCGTTTTGCATATAAATAATTTCCTCCAGCTGTATACTTTATAGTTTCCCATTCACACGGGGTGGCTTCAAAGTCACCCCAGTAGAATTTTCTTTTAATGAATTGTTCATACTCATCATCCCAATACCATAATTCGCATTCAAATTTCGCAATTTGTTTTTTCAACCAATTTACGTCATACCTTGATAAATATGGCCAATATAAATTTTCAAATTTGTTAAGTCTACGATTTATCGTTTGTGATACAACTTGTCCATTAGCGTTTCTTGTAGACTTAACTAATTGTTCAGATTTTTCTTGATAACCTATTGCTGGGTTATTTACAGTATTATAATATGGATTAACTGGGTCATATTCTGAATAGTCTTCAGTTAGACGATTTCCATAAGGGTCGTGGAAATAAAAGTTTTCTCCATTTATAATTAGCAATGGTGCAAACGCGTTTGTTTTTGGACATAACCCTGAATGTGAATTACTCATATTTTTTACCTCCTTTATCTAGCATAAACTCTATTGTTTAATACATTATTTTTTATTCTGTTATTAGCTCTTTCTACTGTTGCTACTAAATCAGAACCTCTTTGTACGAATTGTCCTTTAACTGGTATACCTTGGTTCACTTGATTGCTAATTTGAGCTACTTGTTGTACTAGATTATTTATCGCATTTTCCATTCCAGCATTATTTTGTGGTTGGTATGGTTGATTGTATTTTTTAGGAATAACAGCTTCTCCTTGGTGTAAGTATGCTAATCCATCACTTGGTACATAATTTGTACCTATGTCGTAAGATTGGAAAGAAAATTTACCTTTTTTCTTTTCCTCTTCATATTTAGCTTGAGCATTATATGTCCAAGTAGTAGCATTACCAAACGAAAAGATTTCAGCTATTGTGTCTCCTGCTTTTTGCCAAAAGCCTTGATGTTGTTTTACTATTGCGTCTATGCTGTTCATTTCTTCTTGGAATTTTTGTTGAGTATCCGCTCCTACTCCGTCTAATAATGATTTTTTAACGTCGTCACTTGATTCCTGCCATATCTTTGATAATTCTTGTAATTCTTTGTCAGTAGTAGCAGTGTATTCAGCCATTCTTTGTCTTTGGTCTTGTGTTAGATTTTGAAGTAAGTTCTTTCTTTCTTCTTCTCCACCTTGCTTATATAATTGAATACGTTTTGCTGTAGCTTCTTCTGTTGCATACACTCCTTGTGCTTCTGCTACTTCGATTCTCGCTGCCGCTATTTCAAAATTACCAGCTTCAATGTCTTGCGCAATAGATAATTCAGTTTGAGCTTTTAGTAATTTCTTTTGAGCTTCTTCTAGTTTCTTAGTAACCTCAGCAGTATGTTCTTGTTTTTGTGCTAAATCAGTAAGACTTCCTGCTAACCCTGTTTCAGAACCTGTTAACATATCTGTAGTAAATTTACCGTTTTGTGTAGCTTGCACTAATTCATCCATACGAGATTTACTTATACCAAGTTTTTCACCTTGGTCATACACAGCTTGTGTACTTAATTCTAGCGATTGTTTTAATAATTGTTGTTGTTCGTCAAATATATCTACTTGAGATTGTGCGCCTTTTACGGCACCTTCATAATATTCAATTTTTTGCATTTCATTATTTGCGTCTCTCGCAGCGACTTCTAGTTTTTCAAACGCAGGAGCTAACGAAGTTGTAATTAATCCTGCAATTCCACCTATCGCGGCACCTATCGCGGCACCTATTGGTCCTCCTATAGCAAGTCCTGCTAATGCACCACCAGCAGCACCCCCAAGTGTACCTAGAGCTTTACCACCAGCGCCCGATTTTTTGTCTTTATCTTTTGTACCACCGTAGTCTTCATAACCTAAGTTGTATGATTCATCGTCGGCTACTATATCAAATCCTTTTGATATACTAAATCCTGCTATTGCAACACCTATTACAGCAACTAATGCTTGAGCAAATACCGCGCCAAGTGAAGCTCCACCCGCTTTAAATGTACCAATCATACCTCCGCTATTAAACATAGCTTTTATACCACGTACAAAATCACTACCAAATTGAGTAGATGTGAACACGTCCATAAATTTAGTACCAAGTTTTCCAAATAATTCACCAATTTTGCTACCTGTTATCCATCCCCATAATGCTTTAAGTAATGTTGGCCCAGCGATTTTCAACAATTGCCATCCTAAGAATAGTGCTAATAAAGTCGCTAATAATCCTTTCCAATGTTCAGTTATCCATTTGCCAAGTGATGTTTGCTTAAACCAATCCCAAATAGCTTTTGCTATTTTTCCTAATAAGTCTAACAACATTTCAAATATTCTACCGAAAACTTCTCCAACAGTCTTTTCACCTTTTATCAAACCGGCAAATAAATCACCAATTTCTTCCGCCATTGATTTCCACTCATCTGATAATTGAGGTTTGTAAATATCACCAAGTAAATCATTTGCTCCAGAATTATCAGAACCAATATCGTGTAATTCGTCAAATCCTGCTGTAACATTCGCCGCTTCTTCTAATTCTCTACGTAGTTTTTCCGCATTTGCTCCTGCTTGGTCAAATAAATCAACTGGGACTTGTCCAAATGCTTCTTGTACTTTCATAGATATTATATTAAAGAAACCTATAATATTTACTAATTTTTGTGCTATCCATTCCATTGCAGGTTTTATAGCTCTTTGGAAGTTTATTTTGATTACATTCATAGTACGTTGCCATTTCGTATCATAACTTCCAAAATCTTGGAATGCACTTTTCGTCCAACCAGCGATAGTTTTAAATGTATTTTTTATAATATTCAATGGATTTAACATACTAAGTATTCTCTTAAACCATTGACCTACACTACGAGACATTAACTGGAATGTATAATTTAAAATTTCTGCCATTCTAGTTTGGAATTTTAATGCTTTACCGTTTTTATCTAATCCAGCGTTCATATTTCTTAAAATTCCATTACAATCTCTTAATATTGGGGAAGCAAATGATAGTTGCTTAATCATTTGACCATAATTACCACTGGTACGTTTCACAATTGCTTCATTCGCCAATAAATCGGCTTTTAGCATTTCTAACACATATTTACTTTCTTCTAGGTCAGCTAATGTCTTTTTAGCTGCGCTAGTAGAATCTTCTGTCAATGTGCCATCTGGATTAAATCTAGCTTGACCAGATTCTTCCATTCCTGCTAAAGTAGTTTCGTGCATTTGAATATTAGATAATAAGGAATTCAATGATTTGTTTATTATACCTAATATCTGATTCAAACCATCAGCTTGCGCTCTTGATTTTTCAATAGAAGGCATAAACGTAAATCCTCGCATTGCCCCAAGAATTTGTTTTCCAACACTTCCACCCATTTGAGCATTTCTCATATTTTTTCCTGATAACGCTTTGTTAAAGGCTTTTGTTATTTCGGTTGTATCAATTTCAACTGGGTCAGTTAATTTTATTTTTTGCATCAACTCTGGGTTCTGTTCAATACTTGCTTTATTATTTCTGTATAATTCCAATACACGACGCATTGAAGCTATATCACCAGTATCGTTTGGATTTCTACCATTGTTCATACCCCAAATTTTAACACGTTCTGCCGCCATTTTGTCCTGTTGCTCTGTAGACGCATTTACAATTTTTTTGTATTCTTCCGACGCGCCAGTCAAATCATTTAAGAAATTTTCAAACACATCTCTCAATGTAGTTTTAATAGGTGACGCATAAATATCGGAGTGTTTAACTCGTGGCTGATAATCTGGTATAATAGTTCTTGGTGGAGGAGTATAATCCATACTCTGCTTACGACGAGCTTCTTTTCTTGCATTTGAAGCGTTAGCCAATCTACGTAACATATCTTCATCATATTCAAATTTATCAGTACCTTCTGGTCTATCAATGTGTTTTTGTTTATCTAATACTGAAGGGTGGACAGCTTCTTTTAGTGTTTTAGCAAATTCTCCCGGTATTACAGCCAATGATTTTTTCAATGCGTCCTGTACTGGTACCAATGACAATGGAGGATTTTCATCCTTCATTCCATCTGATATTTTCTTTCTTCTTCCGTCTGGTTTTGGTAACCCTAACAATCTATTTGGGTCTGGTAAGGCTTTATATAAATCTTTAGTTGATGAAGGTAATTGAATTTTTGAAGTAGCATTTTTTGTAGCTTGAGACGCAGTATTCATTTTACTACCTATATCTTTAACTACACTTATCAACTCATCTGCCTTAGTGTCGGTGTTAAAACCAGTAGTTTCATCTGCTTTTACAGACCTAGCAACATCTTTGTTAATGTCTCTATTAACTTCGTCTACTTGTCTGTGTTTAGCTTCGTCAGTATCTTTTTTAACATTGTCCATTTTATCATATGTAGTCTGAACATTAGTCGCTTTAGTACCCTCTTTTACATTCGCTCCAACATTCTTTACGCTGGTGTTTAATCGATTTATTTCTGCTTTATTATCTTTATCACTACCGTTTTTAAGTTCTTCTGCTAATCGTCTTGTATCCTCACTTGCTCCCGAAGTTTTGGCATCTGTTTTCACTCGTTCATATGAGCTATTTTTTGTTTTCTTAGTTTTAGATTTTTTAGTTTCTTTAACCATTTCTTCAGCAACTTTGTTTACTTGTACTTCTTGTTCACTAATATCTTCAACTTCACCAAGCATTTTTTTCAATAATTGTTGTATTGCCTTTTGGTATTCTTGCGCTTGAGCGTGTCCTACTCCAACTCCTCTATCAGTACCTTCTTCAGCGTCTATACCACCAACTCTGTGACCGTATTTATCTTTTTTATATATCTTCTTTCTATCACCGTGGTAATCTGGTTGAGTATCTTGTGGTTGATCATATCTACTTTGTACTGCTGTTGAAATAGACTGTGCTATTACAGACATACTTTTTCCATTTTCTTCAAAAATAGTTCTAATCAAACCTATAGCTTCAACAATTTGGTCAAAAGTAACATCCTCTGAACCGTGTTCTACTTTACCTATTAAACCACCTAATTCCATAATCGCTTTAGTAGATAAATGGTTTAAGTACTCTTCTTTTGTAGTTTTACGGCTCATTCTACCTTTCGGCTGGTCACTTTTAAATTCTTTATCAAAAATATGCTTCGTTAATTCTTTAGAATAAGTTTCCTTTATAGTTTTCGCTAATTCTCTCGCCCATTGACTTGAATATTCACTGAACTCACTAGCCATAGCGTCTTTTTTATTAGTACGACTAGCGTCAATACTACCAGACCTATAACCCAATCTTGAAGCCACTTCTTCTGCTTGTTTATCACGCCAAGCCTTTATTTTAGCTTGTCTAGCATTTTCTTTTGCTATTGCGTCATTGATTTCTTCGTCTGATATATCTGAGTAACTAGACTTTTTAGTCTTTGCTCTTTGTTGGGCTTTGGCTTTTTGAGCTTGCTTTGTTTGTGTTTTTTGTTGGGCGTTAACTTGTTTTCTCAAGTCATTGACAAAATCTTGATAATCAGATAGCATTTGTCTCAAATTATTATTAGCATTGGCAATAATATCGCTACCTTTATATTTAGCGGTTTTTCTACCAAACTTATCAATTTGCGCTTTAAAATCTTTTATATCATTTAACGTTAAAGAGACGCTTTCGTCTGCCATCTGTTGTGCTTTTTTATAGATGGCGGCATAAGCGTCTTTTATTTCTTGGTCAATCTCTTTACCATTTTTAAACTTACCTTCTAATGTTGCAGGAAGTGTAATAACTCCGTTTTCACCACCATAAATTGATGATTTTAATTTTGATTGTACGGCTTTAACCAATTTGTCTACTGAATCAGAGACACTTGCTTCATCTGGTTTAACACCTAATAACGCATAAAGAGATTCTATTTCTTCACCCATATTTACTACCTCCTACAACCTAATTTTTTATCTATCAGAATGTTTCACTGATTGATTTACTTTCTTTTCATAATCCTCCCTTAACCAATCTGGCATAGGAGCCTTTTCTTTCTTTTCAAACAATTCAGGCATAGCTTCTTCGATTTTACCAGGATAAGTTTTAGCACTAAACGCAGCTCTATTCATACTACCCATACGCCAAATTTTATAAGCTAATCCTTCTCGTTTGTATTTTAACATAAACAATAGTTCCTTACAAGAATAATCATATAAATCTCGTAACTCACTACCCTGTTTTACTAATTCAACATATATATCGTGGACAACGTGAAATCCTGCTATTGGGTCATATTCATTAGCGGTATCGTCTTCTATCCACTTATTTATTCCAAGTTTTTTTGCTAGCTTCTGTACTGGGTGTCATAGGTATTTCTTGTTCTTTCTGTACTAAGCCTGATTTTTGAACTATCTCACTTAGATAATTCTCAGCTAGCTCTTGCATTCCGTATTCTTTTAATAATGCGTCAAATAAATCACCTTCGTCTGCGTATTTCACTTTACACGTTTGGCTTGCACAGGCATAGAATAAATTAACCATTGTTGTAAAGTCTGGGTTTTGGAATGCTTCAAATATATTCTTACCTAATTTTTTCTCTAAATATAGAATACTTGAACTCTTTAATTTGAATTCATATTCTACTCCACCTATTTTAATAATTACTACATTATCCATAATTTCAATCCTCCTATTTAATAAAATGGTGGGTGTAAACGCCCGAAGATTGACCTGGCTAAACTGACCACCTAAGTTTAGTTTTATTTAATTAAAGACTATTTGTATTTGGTAATGACACTTTTATATCACTTCTTACGTCGTGATAGATACTGAATTTTTCAATATCTTGTTGAGCGTCAGCTGTATAGCTTATGCTGCTAGTTGCGTCATATTCAATTATTACTCCTGAGGCTTTAACAACTACCCAGTGAGCTTTAACTTTAGGGTCAGCGTCAGCCATTTCTTTAACGCTTCTTAGATTGTGAGCAACCCCATCGTTATCTTTGAAGCTCATCATATTGATTTCATAAGAAACTTCTGCTGCTGGTTGTAATCCTAAAACTGATGTTTCAGCTTTAGTATTATCTAATGTTGTTGTATCTATTGTGTTTGGTTGTCCACCAAAATCTGGTGTTGAAGCCAAACCATAAACTCTTGTGTATCCACCTAAAGCTGTGTCTAGGTCTGATTTATTATAAGAGCCTGCTTTTCCAATAAATGTACCAACATTATCTTTACTAAAATATAACGCAGTACCAAGTGTAGCAACTTGAATTTTTGCATCTGGATCCATAATATTACCTCCTATAAAATATTTTCCTTAACAAAGTATTTAGTTCAGTGGACTATCTTAATGTCCCTTCTAAAGTATTTGCTTGTGCGTATGCAGTTAACATACATTCACGATAACCTGTGTCTGGTGTAATAGGACTATCTTGGGTCGTAGGTCTAAATCTTAATTCACCTAATTTTTCACATATGGCGTCTAAGTAATCGTCGAACTGTTTTAGTGTACCACCTTTTGTAGATAAATACCCAACTATAGAAATAGTATATTGTTCATTATCATAAGATAAATCTCTTTTATTCAAGCTAGTTCTAACATCATACCCAAAATAATATCTACCTTTTTCAACCATTTCTTGAGGTATAATGATACCAGATTCCAAACCTTCGATTTCGGTTAATTTACTTTGTATCATTACACGAAGATTGTTCACTAATCTCATTTAATCTACCTCCTATTTTTTAATTTTATATTTTTGCTTTCTAGCATAATCTTTAAGATTTAAGCTATCGATAAAACCTTTCATTTGAGTCGAAGTGTGCATTTCAAATAAGTGTGCAGGTGTTGGATAGTTATAAGCAGTTGGTCTTTCTCCGTCTTTATTTCTAAACCAGTATGTACCTCCACCTTTAGTACCTTCTCTCAACCATTCATATACCTGTGTAGCAGTAATAGTTTTATCTCTATGGCCATCATTAGGATATGGAATAGGTTTTATTATGATACTAACCTTACTTTCATATCTACTCTTCTTTTCAATTTTAGTATCAATCGCTTGGTCAACAAGTATTCCAGTATGTTCATATGAAAGTGTTTTACGACTTAATCTTTTTCTATCGTTACCGTATTTACCTTTATTCTTTTCTGCTTCTTCTGCTTTTTTAGCTTTATTATATTCAACTTTAGCTTGCTCGCTTCTTGCTCGTGGATAGTAAGACGCTTCCACATTTGCTTTGTGTGTTTCTTTTAATTTATCAGCTACAACCTGTTCTATATTTATTCTCATATCTTCGGCTTCTTTCATTAGCTTTTTAGTTATATTCACAGTAACTTTTTGTTGCCACCTACCGAAGTTATCTCTGTAATGCGATATAGCCATAAAATCACCTCCATTGTATGTCAATATATAACGGAGTAACCTTCACAACAGCGTACTTATTTCCTTTCCACTCAACTAAATACTTTGTTAAGTTGTCTGGAGAATTGTTCGTCTTCTCCAATAAAAATGGTTCTAAGTCATTGTATATAGATTTGAAGCGGTATGTCTTATCAAGGTTAGCACCATACGCACTTTGAGCAACTTCATCTGACGCAAGGTATTGCACAGCTCCGTCAGCGTGGAATATATCTTCATATTCTTCGATTAAGTCACCGTCCGCACCTCTTGTAGATTTAAAATTGTAAAGTACGACCGGTGTTAACTTTGACAATAACATAACCTTTTCTCCTTTACTTACAATTTATTAGTTATTCTTAGGCTTCTACGTTGAATGCGATAGCACCTGTTCTATTATTTAATATAAATACATCACTGTATTCTTTTTCATAATAGATATAGTCACCTTTAGTTCCAGCCGCTGGAGCTTCCATACCAACAAATGCGTATTTGTTAGGTGTTAAGATAGCGCTTGGGTGTACTAAGAATAAGTTGATTTGTTTAGCTGATTCTGATGGTTCAAAACCAGTTGTAAATGTGTATGCTGTTTTCATTAAGAATGAAGGCACACTAATTAGTTTGATTTCGTCAAGTCTATCTACAACTCTGTTTATAGTATTTTCACCATTTTGAACATTTCTTGATAGACCAATGTTACTAGCTTGTTTTAATAAAGTTTTAACAGCTGGAGTAACATATAGTAATCTTCCTTGTGCAGGTACTAATGCTTCGTCCATTTGTTCCATTAATTTATCAAATACTGCTAATACGTTGTCTACGTTTAATGCTGTAGTGTCAGCTGTTTTTCCTTCAGCTACCCAGTCAGCATATATTTTTGAAATTGTATATGCGTCTTTCTCTGGGAATTTTTGTGTTTCATTGAACACTTGTGTTGCGTTTTGGATAGTTAATACCATATTAGTATCCATAACGTCTGCTGGGTCTATACTTGTTGACCACTCTCTGTAGAATGTTAAAGTTTTTGTTTCCCAATCATTATCTACATTTCTTTGGAAAACACCATCAATACTGTCTCTATTAACATTTTTTCTACCTGTTACAGAGATTGATGGAATGTGAATTGTTTTTGAGTCTACGAACTTATAAGTTCTATTATTAGCCACATTGTATAATTCACCAAAGTTTAATACGTTTGGGTATGCTTGGGCTAAAGCTCTTTCGTAGGCTTCGGCATAATTAACTGCTGCCATAATAATTCCTCCTTTTATAATAATTTTTATAAACTAAAACAAGTTCGTAGCAAACCGAATGGGTCTAACTACACAACTGTTACGTTATATAGAAATATTACCCATCCCATTTGCTACGAACTTGGACCGAATTTCATACCAAATATCGTATGCCCCCAGGACATATCTATTTCTAGTTTAATTATAATATAAATTGTTCACTTTGTAAATAGTTTTTCATAAAAAATTTAGAGATTGAACAAAAATTCAATCTCTACTTACCACCCAGACGTCTCTTACTATTCTATTCCTACAATCAAACGTATCATATATAATTCCGTCTATAGCAACAGTTATATGACCATTCATTGTAATTAAGTATATTCCAACAGGATTATCTTCTATAATGTCTCTTACTGTATCACCGGGATATGTTTTTATTCTATTATATCTGAAGTCTAATAGTGGTTCGACAAAGTTTACATCATCCAATAAAATCCCATTTTTCTTTGCGATTCGACTCAAATCGTCATAAGTTTCGCTCCAACTTTTATTCTCAGCCACTGCAATAGCACGGATAACACAGTCGTTCACAAAGTTATTTTGTGAATTAGCATTATAATATTTATACATTACATTTCTCCAATTTTTCTAGCATATTTTTTAATCATTTGAGCTTCTTCTTGTGAACCGGCGTCTCTTTCTAACATATCCATAAAGTCACAAACAGATTCGAGCATACATTCTAATGCTCTCATGCTATCTTGTTCAGCACCATAGTTACCTCTACTAGCTTCTCTGTAAAATAATTTCAATAATATAAACGATACAACAAAGTATAATACATAAGACCATATTGAATATGGAAGCGCATTTAATATCAAAATATATTCTAATATCATCCCAATTACAAATACAAGACGTTTTGATTTTAATTCTTTTGTCAATAGCATAAACATTGCGAAATATATCGCTTCTGGGATTTGACCTAAAATGATTTCTAGTAAGTTCATTTTTTACCCCTTCCTATCTTATTGTGTTTTCATCATATAGGAAAAGGGTTGAAAAGTCAACCCTTTTGTTGTTTATTTTTATAAACTTACATCTTCTCCAGTATAAGTACCAGTAATACCAAGTATTGTTTCACCAGATTTGATTTTATCAGCAGTCAAACCTATAACATTAGCTAAAGTAGTTTCATCTAACCATAAATCTAATATGTTTGCTTTAGGTATATAAGAACCATAATTACTATTAGCTGTAAATCTAGCGGTTAACATTTGCATAGACATTTCTTCGTCACCTACTGTAGTATATAAAATACTAGCATTAGACCCAGTAGTTTGTTCTAATGTACCTGTGATTTTTTCACCATTAACATATGCAGTTTTACCAGAAGCTATATCTTCAGTCGTTGCTGTTGCGTCTGAAGTATCTATTCCTGTTTCCGCAGTACCTTCTACTCCAAGGATAGTATTTCCTTTAACGATTTTTTCTGAAGTAAGACCGTCTGCTTCTGCAATCCAACTAACTGGAGTATCTATTCTTATTTCATCTTTATATATCACTTTTTCATCGTTAAAGTGATGTGAAGTTTTCATAACAGTGATAGTTTCTTCGTCTGGTGAACCTTCATACTCTTTGTAGATATTTTTAGGTAAGTCTGTTATCATCACGTAACCTTGTTCAGCTAAGTGTAAATATCCTTCTCCGTCTTCTTCTACTATCGGAATAGTTCCTTCTATTTTTTCTCCATTGATATAAGCGGTTTTTCCAACTTGTATATCATTTGAAGTGGCTATAGCATCGCTTGTGTCTACTAACTCTGATATAATAAAAGGTTTAGCAAAATCCTCTGTCCAAGGTACATCTACAGTTACTGAATTGTTTTCATTTGGTCCTACCACACCCAATAATTGAGGTTCTTTAAATGTTATAACGAATGTGTTTTCATCAAAGTCACAATAGGTACCAATAAGTCCACTTTCTTTCCACATATCTAAGCGCATTAATACTTCTTCCTCATTCAGCGTAAAATTCTGCGCATCTGTACTCTCATAGTGAAAATCCATCATTCCGATATACTCATTATTTACTCTTGGCACTATTGATACATACATACTGCTACTTTGTATCTCTGTTGAACAAAACATATTTGAAACTTCATCTCTCCAATTAATCCATCTGTTAGAAGTGTCAAACCCACCTCCAACAGAGGTATCAAGTTCAAGTTCGGATACTGGCTTACTCAATTGAATAGTTCTACTAATCTTTATACTGGTTACATCCATATTCTCAGCAACATATTGTACTGGAGCAAACTCTTCTAATGTACCATTTACCCCAAGGCAGGTTACCCCTGCCTTAAGATGTTCTGGTGAGAGATTAGTATTTTTGTCATTTAAAATAGCATCTAATTTTGTTTGTAATTCATTAGCCATTATTCATTTACCTCTCTTTCCTCAAATTCTGGAACTATTCCAGTGTTGTTGAAAATCATTCTCACCGGTTTTCCGATTAATTGTTTACTATTTTCTGTATTTTTTAGTGCTAAATATGATTTTCTAGGGTCATCTACAGTGATAATTGTTACATTTTGTAATTTGTCAATTCTCATATCTTTATACCTCCTATCCTAAAATTTCATTCGCTGTATCAACAGCTGTGTTGTATTCTGTCGGTGAAATTGTATTATCATAGTTTGGTTTTAACTGTACATTAACGGACAATGGTAATAATTTTGTACTAGGAGCAAATGAGTAATTATCCTTTATAAAGCCGGTTTTTAGTAATACATATTCAGGTTTGTCGGATTCTTTAAAATAATATAAATCCCATTTACTACTACAGTAATAACCATCTTCATAGAAATTAGTCAACGTTTGTATTCTCCTTGTGTTAGTGTAGTTAAACTCATAATAATCATTATTATATGTTATAGCTCCAGTTTCTTCATTTATACTTCCAACTGATATACCAATTGCAGAATAGTTAAACTTATTTAAACCTGTAGCAATTTTTGTTGCGTCTAGTGTTATTACACAAGTAGGAGAATATGGAGTCAAATCAATACTTGATAATGAAGGCGCTTTATTTAATTTATACGCGTCATAAGAGTAAGTAAGTACGACGTCTGTGTCTAAATATATACCGTCATGGGTATTTGAATACGGATTATATAATCTATTTGTTTTTTCGCTATCTAAATACATTGTTATATGCCCAGCGTGTCTACCTGTGTAGACAGATACACTATTCGATAACGTACAATAATATCCCTTTTTATAATCATATATAACATTATTTGATAATAAACAAGTTTCTTGACACATACCACCATACACATTACAACCACTGGTATTTGCAGAGTAATCCATAGTTGCAACAGATACACTTGTATTTGACACCTTTGTGTATTTCCATACATATCTACCATACATATAAACAGATGATTTCTTATCTTGTATAGTACAAACAACATATATAGCGTCTGAAAAATTATAAAACATCATTCCACTTACATAACCTTGATAATTAGATGTGTTATAATAATTCACCGTACCAACTGTGTTAATAGTTTTTGTATTTGGATTATATAAATACAAAACCGAATTTGTAGAATTAGTGACAAAACCTAAATACCCGTCAGGAGTGTAGCATCCTATCGTAGTCACATAAGGAATTTCAACCTCATTTCCATTCACATCAATTAAATATGATTTGGCTGTTGTAGAATCTGTATAAACTAACGCTCCAACGTTATTATAAGATACTAAATTTAAACTTGAACACTCTATTGTTGTTTCAGATAATAGTTCAGTGTTATCTGAATTTATTTTTAATAAATATTTATTTCCATCTACATCTACTGCTGTGCATATAATATTATCATTCATTGTTATGATATGTTTGACAACAATATCAATTCCTTTCACAGATTTATACAAAATCGCGATATCTTTCGGAGTAACTAATTTTGATTTTATACCAACAATATAATCAATATCGTCTAACATATTTGTTTTAGCTAAATATATAGGGGTGTCCTTTCTATAACCACTAATAGTATCAAAATCACCAGCAACACTGTAAAGTTTATATCGATTTAAGTCACTAGAATCTTCTACAGTAGGAGTGTTAATATTTGTAAATGTTTTAAATACTTGCTCTTTATCTAAGTTATCATAAATACTTTCATCGCCTGTAACAACTCCGTTTTTACCATATCCAATTTTTCCAGGTAATAATTCATTAGGATTATTTAACGTTAATTGAGTTGGAGCTAAAAAATACACAATGCCAATAATACCAGTCATAGCTAATGTATTAGCTGAGTTAGATGTATTATTATAAAGTAATGAATATAAATAATTAAAATTGTTACCAGTCCAATCCATATTTCCAATGTAATAATAATCATTAAACTCAGTAGTATAATAATATTTACTTGTACTACTACCAAAAGTAGTATAATCAGTAGCTACAATATCATTTCTGCCAATATATTCACCAGTACTTAAGTTAAACTGCCATTCATAAAAATTAGGAACATTATAAGAAGCTGCTACCAAACCTTTAAAAGTATTATTTACAAATACAGGACAAGCTAACATTACAGAACTAGATGAACTACCATCAGCTATTATTGACACAGTATTATTATCTTTGAGGTATATACAGTACGGATAACGAGAATGAGAATTCATACCTTCTAAAGTATCTATATATTTAACCATAGGATAAATTTTTTCTGCAAAGTTATTAACGTTATAATTTAATGTAATCACATCGGATATATTTGGAACTCCAGTTTCAGCGTTTATAGTCATAGTAGACATTTTTATAGGTTGTATTTGTTTAATTATAGACTCACCAACGAATAACCCTCCGAATGTACTTCCACCTACTTGAATAAATTTACCAATTGCGTCATTCCAATATTCAGCACGTTCATAATAAATTTCAGTTCCAAAATCTACAGGATTTCCAGTTGGGTCTGTTCTAGTATATGTAATTCCATCTTCTGAAGTATATCGTATACGAATTGAACCAGTTTCTGTATAACAGTCCATTCTAAACATTGAACTATCTAATGAACCCCAACAGTCAAACATTACAGAACTATCTACAGCTCTATATCTTACTTCTACAGAATCAGTAATTGCATTATCCAAAACTACTGTATCAGGAAATGTAGCTGTTTGAAATTGACTATCTACTGTAGCATTTTTTACTTCATTTCTATATACTACTGCTAAATCGCCTTCTTCAGCTGTTGTATCTGCTTGCATTTCTTCCTCAGTTTCAAATAATTTTACAGGTACATCTCCAGTTTGCGGTACGTTTACTATTACAGTGCCTAAACCGTCATAATCTTGGTCAGCTGTATACGAACCGTTTTCAGTGATTGTTTTATTTTGTAAAACTGGACTGACGCTTACACTAATGTTCACATTTGATATAGCGTCAAATTCTTGGTCTGGTAATAAATTATAATTACCATTTTGTGTTATATTTAATGTTTTTGATTGATAATTTCCCGCTGTTTCAATGCTTAAAATTTCTGTATCAAACTCAGAGGCAGGGATAGGAGAGCTATCCCCTGTCTTCTGTTTTATAGCACTTGAAACGTCTGTAAGAAAATCAGTTAAATTATTTGTTCTTGCCATCTTATTCCTCCTTAACTATTATTATCAGCCACAATTAAAGTATCCATCATTGTAGAAGACATATATCCTTGATTTGTAACATTGTCATAATCTCCGCCACGTAACGCAAAAATACCATTACAATCATACATTGCTTTTGTATAACCAAATATTAGTTTATTAGTATAACTAAAATCATCATATTGACCATAATACGAACCTATACTTTTACTAAATGTTTGGGTGATAGTGGTTAATACGTGATTTGAATCTGCAAATAACAATGTAAAATCGGTACTATTAGCAGTTATACCATCTAAAGTTAATGTGGTTTTATTAAGTCTATAAATCATTCTACTCGCAGGGCTTGAACTATAATGTGTGTAAGATAATACAAAATATATATAATCATTTGTTTCTACATAACTGTTAGTGCCTACTAATGTATAATAATTACCAAATGTTAAATCATTATCCACCGCAGTACACGTATTATTATCTACATCTATTTTTATGACAAATTTATTATCAATTAAATAACATATATTATTTGTCCATATAGGTCTAACCGTTGATAGCAAAGTCTTACCGGTTAATGTAGTAATATTCATTACTGTAGAAAAGTCTGATTTACGAACTATTTTTGCGTCATTCCCATCTTTATATAACAAATACGTAGCATTATCTGTTTCTGGTAAAATGCAATAATTTGTATAAGGATACGCAGTTACTGTACTAGAAGTATTATTAACCCAATTCCATTTATAATACGCGGTAGTAGAGGAATATGTATATGTTAGATATGCGGTGTTTGTCGCTAAATCAATATAGTTCACAGTACCATTATTTCCACTACCACTACCAATAGCCTTACTATATGAATTAGTGATAGTCATTGTTGCTATATCAAAAACAAACATATACGCAGTTGTATAATTTGGATAACCACCATATACACCTATGTATACTTTACCGTTAACGTCATCGTATCTGTAGCAAGCGTGTCCATATTTTAATCCCGTTTGTGTTATATCAACACTTCTGTCATATAGCATAATATTATTAGACAAAGTGTATCTAGCCACATTCATTTTATTAGCATTATAATTTAATGTAAAACAATATACATAATTACCTGTATTTACAATAAATGGACTTTCAAACGCGTAATAACCTATTTCTGTAGTAGAATTTGTATAATTATGTTGTTCAACATTTATAACTGCTGTCGTCGCAAGTGGACTTTCTGGTTTTTCAAATACAAACCCATATAGTTTATTATCTGGTAACGATTTACTCAATAGCACGTTTGTTTCACCATTATAAATAGTTGAAGTAGATGTTGGTGGTGTATGGTTAAGTATATTGTTCCATAATGCAGTATTTGTTATTTTATTCCAAATACTACCATCACCAGTAAAAACACCTTGTCCATAAGCAACAATATTTGTCAATAATTCACTATTATCTTTTAATGTGAATTGATTACGTGTAGTAACGTATTCAAATTCATTATATGTTCTACAATATTTTGATTCTGGTGCATTTTCTCCTGGTGAAGACAAATAAACAGTAGTAGTTGACGTATGAATATTACTATCATAAAAACCTTGAGATAAATTATTGTTATCAAAAAATCCAATAGCATAATCTAATTGAATATCTGGATAATAGTAATAACCAGATATAGAAGATTGCACAAAAGCTGACGCTGGAATATACGACAATGACGCTACACCATTTGTTACTGTTATCAAATAATTAGTTACATTACTTGCTGTGCTATATGTAGCTAGATAAAATTTATTACCTTCTTGCACGATACAAGTACGATAAACACTATTTGACGCGCGACTATATAATTTATAAAAAGTTGTAGGATTTATTACAGTTTTGTTATCCAAACTTTGTGAAGTGGTAAATGCCCCAACTATGGCTACTTCAGCCTTAGCAGCTGTTTCTTCTCCGCTCCAACCAGCTTCTTGTTCAATCGCTGAATAATCTACTTGTAAATTTTCTATATAAATATCTTCTTTTGTAGAATCAGAATTTACTTTTGTACCTAAAAAATGAGTAGTATCTATTTTTGTAACTTCTTTATATTCATATAATCCACCAAAATAATAACCACCAATCTGCATAAAATTACCTAATCTTTGGTCATACTCATAAACCTCCATTTCAACAGGCATATCAAACAATTCTATAATATTATCACCATTTGTTTTTGTGTAGGTTAATCCATCTGATGAATTGTATTCTTCATATATTTCACCTGTTCTAGTTCTAAACCTAAAACTAGCACCTGAGCTAGATACATGACCGTCCCATTCGCAATATCCAGTAGATGTAGAAACCATCCCATAACCATAAAACTCATTCGCAACTGCTTCACTCATTGTTACAGTATTTGGAAACGTAAATCCTTTTACCGCCTCTTGACCATCCCAATTTTGGATTTCGCTTCTATACACTACTGCTAAATCTCCTTCACTTGGATTTGGGTCAGCTTGCATAGCTTGTTCCGTTTCAAATAATTTAATATCTCCTCCACCACTTTGTGGTACATTTATAGTAAGAGTTACAATGTCAAATCCGTCATAACCCGTATCAGGTGATAATTCTATAGTTTGATTTGTGTTAAAACTATAAGATTTAGTTTGTAATTGTTTTTCTGGAACATTAGTTGTAACTTGAACACCGTCCATAGCATCATATCCACTATCAGGAGTAATTACAGTTTGACCATTTTCGTTAATCGTTATAACTTTAGTTTGGTAAACACCTTGTGAAGGAAGGGCTAATATCTCTGTATCAAAATCTGCTGCAGGAATAGCGGTTTCTGAGCCTTTTTTAGTCTTAATCGCACTCGCTACGTCTGTTAAAAAATTACTTAAATTATTTACTCGAGCCATTTCGCTCCTCCTTTCTAATAACTTTTATTTAAAACATTTGTAATTGATGTTTGTATTGCTGTATCTGTATAAGTTTTAGCAGAATTTAGAGTTAATACTCCAGCGGCTTCAATTGCGTTCATCATTTCTTGAGTAGTTGAATATTTTGAAATATCAAATTCAATCATACCTACTGGGTCCCATTTTTCTCCAGTCCAATGATATTCTACAAAACCACCTTTTCCATCAGATACTAAATAAATTTTTTGAGCATTACCTTCTGCGGGTAGTTCATCTACTATCACATATATAGAAGTATCTACCATACTAGCAATAATTTCATTTAGTGTAGAATATGTACCATCTGGATTTAACCATTTATTAGGTAACGCTGGTTTTGAATCCCAACCATCATCTGGATTTACAACCACATTTCCTAACATATCAGTAGTTGTTCCGTCAGCTTGTAATAATTTATTAGGTAGCCCTTTTTTACTATCTAATATATAAGTTGCGTCATTTTCTTTCTTAGCCATTTACGTTTTCTCCTTTCTTAATATTATTTATTTCATCTTGAAGACGTTGATTTTCTTCTTCTAATCTTTTATTTTCTTCTTCTAATTCAGTTATTTTTAATTTTAATTTATGGGTTTCTTTTTCTAGGACTAATTTTTCTGATTTTAGTTTATAATTTTCTTGTTCAAGATTTGCTACACGTTCTTCTAATTTAGCCATTCTTTCATTCATTCTCTGGTCTATCTCCAACATACTTTTGATATTTGTATTTGTTGCTTCAGCATTAACTTTTCTTTTTTCTGTTAATGACTTTACAATTGCTCCTATAACACCTCCACCAAGTAATGAACCTACAGTCGTAGCAACAACTCCCCAGTCTATTCCCATATTTTCACCTCCTTGGTTTATTAAATTATATAGCGTCTATTAGTAATCTGTTGATGCATTAGTGCAACCCAGTCATTATAAACATTTTGTTGACCTAATTCTGATTGAGAACCTAATCCTTCGGCTCCTCTATTCAAATATGCTACGCAAGAACACTTAACGATTACTGGCCAGCAATCATTCATTACTTCTGTTAACTGTTCTTCTTTAAATCTATTAGTCCATTGAGCCGCTTCTCTGATTACCATAGCGCATACGTCTTCTAAATCAGTAGGTACCTCTTCTGTCTCTAATTCTCCAGTTTCTTCATCTACCGTTGTGATTTTATCTAATTCAGCCTCAGTAATCTCAGCTATCTCTGGCTCACGATAGTTTTTGCCTAGCATAAGTTTTGTTTTTTCTACTATTTTTTCAAATGTCATATTTGGTATCTCTGCCATTTGCTAGCCTCCTTTTTTAAAAAATATAGACCGGTCGAAATCTATTTTTCAACCAGTCTACTAACCATATTACTTGTTCATATGATTTCTACCTATGAACAGTATAATATATTTCTTGTCTAATATCAAGTGGAGTACAAGTTTTATTCACCGGTACTACCAAATCCTCCAGCTCTTACTGCCGTAGAGTTAGAAGAATTATCATTTTCGGCTTTAATAAATTTTTGTATGATTCCTTGACCAATTTTTTCACCTTTTTTAATAAAACTTCCTGTTTCATTTAACGAACTAAACGCGAAACATATTTCTCCGTCATTATCTGGATTGCCATAATAATCACTGTCTACTATACCTACACCATTCATTAAGACTAATTCTTTTTTCTTAGGATTAGATGAACGATTGCATAGCATTAAAAATTCGTCTTCTGCTAACTTTACTTTTACACCAGTTTTAACATACGTAATCGCACCTTTGCTTGGTACTAATATATCTTCTAGTGCGTAAAAATCATATCCAGCACTAAATTTCGTACTTCTTTCTGGTAATTTAATATCTTCATTCATTCTATTCACTTTTTCAAATTTCGCCATTATTTTGCCTCTCCTTTAACAATTTTACACCATAATTAAATAAATTATTATATATTTCATTTTTTTCTTGAGCGATTTCTTCGGTGTATTCGGTTAAATCTATTATTTTTTCATTTTTTAATTCTTGTACTATCATATGTCTAGTCTCGTGCCTAACTATCTCATATAACATATTCATACGATATAAATTGACTGATATATCTATATAATAACAGTTGTTCCATTCGTGAAACGTGCCTAATAAAACAGTTTCTGGGTTCGATTTACGCACCGTAAAACCATCCTCGTGCTGATATTTCACAAAACGATAACTTATTGGCTTACTCATAGTTATCCCTAAACTTTTTACATAGCTCTCTGACATTTCCTTAATAGAAGTCTCGTCCACACTTTGTACTTTCATATAAATATTCGTGATTGGGTCTATTATATAAGTCACAACCATTGAAAAAACTAATACCAATAAGAGTATACTTGCTATCCAAAACATAGTTTGTCCTCCTAAAAACCACTGCCATTTAATTTTCATAATTATTCCTCCAACGGTTCACTAATTAAATCAAACGCGTCTTTTTCTACAATAGATATTTCGTCGTCTTTTATTACTAAAATATGATTTCTAGTAAATCTATCGTTAACTCCTATCACGTAACAATCGTCTGTTTCGTGAGATATTGCGACACCTTTGAATGTAAATGACCAGGGCATATTATTATAAATATTATCTGTCTGAGTACGACCGTATTCCATCAATTCATCGAATGTTAAAGCCTCAACTATCATAGGTTTCATTTTAAATTTAGCCATATACAATCCTCCTATTAAATAAAAAATATAAAGGCGGGGTCTCCGCCTTTAGACTAGACCTTTTGACAGTCCTTTATATTGACAGCCGAAGTAACTGCGTTTCCTTTACCGATAACAACTCTATCGCCAGAAACTTCAATTACGTCGAACACGTCGTTGTGTGTCCAACTCGCTAATTTCATACCTGAGTATGAGCGAGTACCTGTGAATCTTACTTTTGAGCCTTTTCTTATTTCGTCTGATACTGGTGTTGAACCAGAATATAATGTTATATCACTCTCGTTCATCCATCCTAAATCTCCAGTGGTATTATATGGATGTGCTGCTCCTTTTACATATCTAGTTATATTAGTTGTTTTATTTGTAACACTACCAGCAGGAGAAGTAGCATTTGCGTTTGTATACAAACTACCATTTATTATAACTTTGTCGCCAATATTAAATTTTTGTGTTGATGGTGCAGGCGTAGGTTCTGGAGCAGGTTCTGGAGCAGGTGGTGTTGGTTGTCCTCCATCTTTAGGATTTGGAAAATCGTGATATGCGTAATTTGTATCAAGTCTTCCTGAATATCCGTCAAATTTTCCGTCTGAAGTAAATTGCCATATTGACCAACCTGATTTTTCATCTGGAGACACACTTAAACCTCTTTGTGTTCCACCAGAAGTAGGCCATTGAGCAATCCATTTATCAAATCTTGATAATCTATCACCTGCTAGTTGATTGTTAAACCAAGAAAGAGAAGCATATACACCACTGTAATAACCTGCATTTTCAACCTTTTCACAGAATGCGTAACACATATCTCTTAAAGTTGAATTAGAAGGCATACCATTTTTCTTTTTATAACCGTCAGCGTCTTCCATATCAAACCAACAACCCATTGTAGGGTGATAAGGAGCAATAGCATTTAAGAAATGGTTTGCTTCAGTTTGTGCGCCTGATACATTTAGCGCATATGAATACCAATAAAAACCATAAGGAAGTCCTAATTGTTCACACAATTCGGCATTTCTTTTGAATTTTGAATCTATACTACCAGATACACCGTATCCAACACGTATGATTACAAAATCAATTTGGTTTTTCAAAGCTCCAAGGTTTATATTGCCTTGATGAGCAGATATATCAATACCTCTTTTAGCCATTTTATTTTCCTCCTTTTTTCTTTTTTCTTCCACAAGCCATAGCTAGTTCACCTCTTCCTCTTCAAAATTTCTTTGAATTTCAGCATTACCTTGTTCTATGACTGTTTCTTTTGGTTTAGAATTTTGTTTGTTTTGTTTATTTTTGTTTAGCATTATCTGAACCTCCTGTTAATTTATTTAGTACAGAAGCACCTACTTCATATAAACCAACAGATACTCCTAATAATACAAATATATTTATGATGCCTGATACTATTCCTGCAAAATCAAACTGTCCTACATAAACAATACGAAGTCCTCCAATTATAATTGAAAATATCAAAGCTAACCATTTTGTGTCGAATTTTTCTGGTAAATATTTTTTGAATACTTGTGTAAGTAGTGTGATTACTGCGGAACAACCTGCTATTGTACCTAAAATTTCAATACTAACAAATTCATTCATACTTTTTTACCTCCTTATTTTAATATTTTTTAATTATTAAAACTGTTTACGATTTATCATATCGTGCGCACGCTCGTCAGGACTGATTATAAGGCTTTCTGGAAGGCTCAATGATAAATTTAACCTTCTTAAAGAATAAACGCCTGATTTTGCGTCGTAGGCTTCTACAGTGTATGTATATTTTTTATATTGTGGGAATAATTTGAAACCATTTAAGTCTGCATCTGCGTCTTTTGATACATATACAATACTTCCTATTGCATATTTACCTGTTTTTTCTTTATTTTCTGGTTTCTTTTCTTCAGCTGGAGCCTCTTTTACTTCTTCTGCTGAAGTTGTTTCTTCTTTTACCTCTTCAACTGGAGTTATTTTTTCCTCTGTATCGATTTCTTCTTTTTTAGTTACTTTTTTAGCCATTTCTTTGTCTCCTTTCTCTATTATATTGTTCGTTTTTGCGTCTATTTCTGCAATAACGACATCTTTTTGGTGGTGTGAAGCCTTTTTCTTCATACCATTTTTGCTCTTCTACGGAAAATAAGAATTCTGTTCCGCAGTCTTGGCATTTAATTTTTATGTCTTGGTAGTTTTCTGACATACGATTACCTCTTTTCTATTATTTTTTACTTGCAAAGTTGAAATTAAACTCTGGTTCAGAACTTTTCTTTTTCTTATCACCTAATAATACGTCTGGGTGGTCTTTTAATAGTGTTTGTACTCTAGCGTTTGTAGCTTCTAAGAATATTTGATTTCTTTTATCTACGTAATCTTCAATTTCTTCGTCAGTGCTTACGTCTTCTGCTCTTAATAAGCTCAATAATCTTGGGTCATAACCTTTTTCTGCTACTATAGCACTGATTTTATCTCTTCTTCTGATTAGGCTAAGCTCTTTTTCATACTCTGCTATTTTCAATTCTTGATTGTCTATTTGTTTTTTATATCTTTCTTCTACGCTTAATTTAGCCATTTCTTCAGCTTCTTTTTTCTTAGCTTCAATTTCTTCTAAGATATTTTGTCTCATTTTTTCTTTTTCTGTGTTAATACTTGCTTGTAGAGCGCTTTCTCTCTTAGAATACTCTTGTTCTTTGTTTGTAAGGGCTTTGTTTATAGCCTTTTCTAATTTTTTATCAAATTCTGCTTGTAATTTTGGGTCTTGTAGTAACACGTCTAAGTTTTGTGTGTCACTCTCTTGTGGTTTAGCCACTTTATTTGTAAGTTGTTGATTTGTTGCTGTGTTATCAGCATTTGCTACCATATCTTGGATAGCGTCATTGTTTTGATTTTCGTCCATATTTAATCCTCCTATTATTTATTATTCTGAAATAGACGGAGGGTAACGACATTTATGTCGGTACCATTCGGATTATTTATTTGGTCTTCCTTCTCTTGATTTTAGAGCTGGAATATTATCAGTTTTATCTTTAACTGTCTGGGTTTTAGTTTTTGTTTTATTTTCTATTTGATTATTCGTTTGATTTTGAGTCGTAGGCGTTGTCGTAGTTTTTGAAGCAGGGTCTTGAGCAGTGTCAACGTCATTTGGGCTAACGAAGTTAGTATCTGGAGCAACTGTCTCCCATAGTGTCTCGTTTTCTTCTTCTTTGTTCTTCTTCTCTGTAGCGTAATCATAACCAAGATTTGATAATAGAGTTTTGTTTGAAATTATACCGTTTAGAGCAAGCTGTTGATTTATAGTCTCGTCTGTCATACTTGGTAGATTTGTACCTATGGAAATAGTTATATCGTCAATATTATATTTATTTGATGAGATAAGATTTATTCTCTGGAAGAAGTTAGCCCATCTATGTTTAATCATTGTAGTCACACCCTGTTTTACGTCGTCCAGCATTAGCGCCATAGTGTAAAATTTACGGTCAATAGCACTTGCGTTCATATCTCCTGAGTTGAAGGCTGCGTCTGAGGTGTTAGGAATACCTGATATTTGGAAGATACTATCTACATAGTATTTTAGGTACTTCGTAGCGTCTTCTGCGTGTATTTCTTTTAGTAGCCAACTAACGTCTCCACCCTCTTGTACGAAGAATGTTTTAGAATTCTCTAAATGTTCGTCTTCGATTTGACGGGCTGGGTTGATAATTTTATCTGGATTATTTGCAGAGATTGGTTTCTCTGGGTCGAAGTCTGGGTTAGGTATTGTTAGTGGGTTTTCTGGTCTATAACCCGAAATCTTCAACTTAGCGTCTTTATCGTTGTAGTTATACATATTATTTAAGTTATTCATTATCTGCTCATAAGAAGTAATCAGAGAGATAATTGGGTCTATGATACTAACTTGTGGGTCTGGCTCGTATGCTGTAAACGTAGGCACAGTGTGTGATGTAGGTTTTTCTTCTTTTAGAGTGAGTTTGTTTTTATATTCAGAGGTGGCATCTTCGTTAGTCGTTTTATCATATATAGAAGTACCATAAAAGCCAGTGTATGGGTTACATTCAATAACATAGTATAGTGTATGCTCTTGATTGTCCTCGGAATTACGTTTATCCAAGAGGTAACGTGTGATTAGACCTATTGGTTTTTGTTGGCATATGTCATTTATATCTGTTGGGAATATTGCTACTGTGTTAAGAGCGCTTAATGGATAGTATGTATAATTTGGGTCTGTGGTGTCTGGGTTTTCGTCAGCGCTAATTGCGTCTGCTTGAGTTTGTTGAAGGTCTAACTGTCTCTCGTAGCAACAACCATAAAGTACAGCGTCGTGAAATAAGGCTTTCAAAACTTTTGGGTCATCATTTTTTGAAGATAGCGTGGTGATTATGAACTTCAATTGAGCTGCTGTATCTGGGTCAAGTGGTTGGGTGTTACTTGGGTGAAGTAATCTGTAGGCAGGTTCTTCGGATTCGTCTACAATTTCTGCATTGTATGTGATTTCTCCTGATAGATAACCACTAGCTAAATCAGTAATAAACTTCTCGAAAAACACTTGAACGGTTGTACCAGAAACTATGTCAGTGCTTGTTACTCCACGAAGATAACGGTCATTGATTTCCGAACGTTTTGAAAGGACTTTATCGACTTCTGACAATAAATCTTGTAATTTACCGTCATTATACTCGTCTTTTATGTTTTTTGATATTTTAATCATAGCATTTTCTCCTTTCTTTGTTCACATTATATCCTAACTGAACAAAATTTGCAAGTGGAGTACAACAACTTTCTTGACTTTTTCTGAACGGCGTGGTAGAATAGACAAGAACCTTGTTGTTTCCAGTATTTTTTACTGGAAATATTTTACCCCTTAATGCAGACAACAAGGTTCTTGTCTAATTTTTTTAGATATATGTTATGTAGGTCACCACACCACCTGGCAACCTCGGAAGATATACTAAGCAAGCCACTTTCAGGCTTCGATCCTAGATTACAATTATTTAATGATATACTGTTGACAAACTACCATAAAAATAGTATAATAGAAGTAACAAAAGCAAAAACAAAAAACATATTTATTATTTATAATAAATATATTTCATTAAACTATATTTTACTTTTGTTATGTAGTTATACACATTAAAAGTATAACAGTATAGTTGCATTGCTAAAAGTAATATGTAACAGGTAATGGCTAATCATAATGCAAGGAATATATGCTATTGGTATATATTCAAATATATAAAAAAGGTAGGTAATAAAATTATGAAATATTTTAATTATGATATATTTAGAAAAAACGAAAAAGGTAAATATGAAAAAGTAAACGAAATGAAAACAAAAGGCATTCACATATTACAAGATATGCTAAACTACAACGAAAGAAAAGTCGACGGCGAAAAAATAAGAATAGTAAAACATTATAATTATAGCGAAAAAATGACAATAGACATATATTTCAATAATGGCTACAAATACACATATTATGACATACCTTGCACAAGTGGTGCATACATTGACAGTCAAGAAATGATATAAACAAGTGAATAAATATAGTAGGTAAAAACGGCTGAAACCCTACTGAAAGCCGTCATAAAAATTAAAAATAAAATTAAAAATTATGGAGGTAAAAATTATGGATAAATCAAAAATTGAGGAAATTGCAATGGCAGTTGCAATGGTAGAATATTATCAACAAATAATTGATAACGCAAAGGACGAAATCAGAAACTTGACAGAAGAAGAAATCGCAAAAATTAACAAAGGAAATGACTTAATAATTAAAAGACAAAACTATACAAAAACAATATATTCAAAAGAATATCAAGAAGCCAAAAAAGAATTAGAAAAGAAATTTCCACCAACAAAAGAAACAACAGTAAATCACACAATCAAACTAACAGCAACAGCTTATACAACAAGCAAAAGAGAATTGATAACAGACAAATTCACAAATATGAACAAAACACAACTAAAAGCAGCAAGCAAAAACGCAAATATAAAATAAGGGGAGGGGCTAGACCCCTACCCCAGGAATAGGAGGGTATAATATGGACGCCATTAAATTATTAAATAATATAGAGGTGGGTATACCTCTAATCGTAACAACAAAGTGGCAAGACTTAACAATGAGAAAAGTGACAATATACGCAGGTACAGACGGAATGGGTACATACAACTTTGTAGACGACAACGGACCATATAGAATGACAACTGGATATATAAAAGAGCATTGCACAATCAGTCAAGAGCTAGACCAAGATACAGACCTTTACGAAGTAGTAGAGCTATGCAATAAAATAATAAGAGAAGGGAGGGGGTAATTATGAAATACTTATATGACCTAGAGCCACAATACGACAGTCGCAAATCATTCTATGGAAAAGCAAAAGTGTATAGTGACGACGCAGGACATTTACTGCTAATGAGTTATTCAACAATAGTAGCAGAAATCACAGACGGGATCGCGACAGAAGACGGCAAGCCAAGCGTAAAAGTGAACGGCTGGTATTCACAAACAACAGCAAGACATATAAATGACTTTTTATATCAATACGGCTTTGAGACAATGAGCAAAAAAGAGATGGAAAGCAACAAAGACTAGTCGCTATTGCAAGCCCTTAAAAATAGTATGAAACCAGGGCGAGATACTATTATATCCCATATAAAACTAATGATAAACTATTGACATACTACTGGAAAAGTAGTATAATAGAAAGTGAACGGTAACAGACAAGGCAGAGCCTTTAATCTAACTGTTATCGTGTAGAAAGGTAGGAATATATTATGAGTACAATGAAAATTGATGGTATTGACGTGCCAGAAATACGTCAAAGCGACTTCTATGCTTTATTAGAAGACGAAGAAAACACACTTGTTTTTGGTAACAAAGGTATTGGTAAATCTTCAATAGTTAGAAAGTTTGCGAAAGATAAAGGTAAGACATTATTAGTCTTTCCACTTGCAACTATGATACCAGAGTTTATTGGTGGTGTACCATATGCACAAGTAAAGAGTGATAAGAAAACAGAATACTTCACACTACTATTAAATGAAGCACTAGCACCTATGTTTGAGTGTAAAGGTAAAGACTATATACTATTCTTTGACGAAATCAACCAAGCACCAACAGAAGTAATGAACTGTTTATATGGACCTTGTCACATTGATCCAGAGCAAAGAGAATGGTGTGGTCACAGTTTAGAGTTTGCACAAATAGTAGCAGCAGGAAACTTATCAGACGGTACAGACGGCACTGTATACTTGAACGAACTTCCTGGACCATTACTAGATAGGTTTGATGTCTTCTTATTAGTGAATAGTGACAAAGACGCAATGGACTACTTAAAGAAGAAATGGAAAAACATACCACAAGTAGCCAAGTATATCAAAGCAATGCAAGACAGTAAAATCAACCCAAGAAATATGGACCACATACTTAAAATGTTACAGTTTGAAAAGAACCCATTAAGAATGAGGGCTAAATTAGGAACAGCATTGACACAAAAGTTAGTAGATATGCAAAAGGGAATGAAATCAATAGACCCAGCAGACTTAATCAAGAATGTAAGAACAGCATACGAGAGATTTCAAGAAGACGGAATAGTAGCATGGGGGCCAGAGACAATATCAACAGAAGAAGAATTAATTGAGAAATTCAAAGAGATATTATCAGAGGAAGAAGTAGCAAGTATAGTAAAAGGGGGTAAATAATTATGGTAAATCCATTCTTATCAAGTACAAATTATGACACAGAGACAGCAATTATGCTAGAAAGAGCATATGTAACAGACATAGGAAATGCCGTTGCTTATACCGACGGCGACAGAATATTCTTAAACACACAAGACAATTTGTTCAGAATACTACCAGCCTATGATGACAATATGTTAAAGTGGTTACTATGGCACGAGAGAATGCACCTAGAATTGAGACACCACAACAGATTTTTTAGATACCTAGAAGAATTGAGCGAAGAAGATACAATGGACGAATTCCAAGTAACAAAAGACGAAGTCAATATTATAATGGACATATTAGTACACGACTGGATGAGTAAGAAATTCCCAGAGCTTATAGAAACAGCAGTGAACAACCTTGCACAGTTTAGAGACAGAAACTCTCTATCATACACATTCAAACATACTACACTAGAAGAAATGCTAGACGAGTACAAGAAATTCAAACACAAAGACGACGATAAAAGGGAAGGCGAAGGAGAAGGAGACGACAGCGAAGAAACAGAAGAAGATAGCAAATCAAAAGGCAAAGGAAAAGTAAAAAGCAAAGATAAGAAAGCAGATGAGCCAAAAGATGACGAACCAAAGGAAGACAAAGGAAAAGGTAGTACAGACAAAGCACACGCAGAAGGTGGACACGATAGCACACCAAGAGCAAAGACAGGGAAAGACACAAGTGAAATCGAGACAGAACCTGAAAGTGAACAGCCTGAACCTGAAGCACCAGGACATCATTCAGAAACAGACTGGAGCAAACTTGACGATATAGACAGCAAAGAGTTTATAACTGAACGAGAAGGTAACGAATGGGTAGAAGAAATCAATAGACTTAAAAATGTAAAGTTAAGACTAGCAAGAATAACAAAGACATTAAATGGTCTAGTGACAGACACAAAGGTAAGAAGCTATAAGACACCAAGTTATATGCAGACAGGACAACACACTATCTTCAAAGGGTCAAAGAAAGGACACGCAAGTTTATACTTATGCTTTGATGCAAGTGGTAGTATGGGTGGAGATATGGACACATTCAAAGAGATTATAGGCAAAGCAATTCCACAAGCAATGAAGACACCGACAGTATGGTTTAGTGGTTACGCATACAGAGACGAGGGTAGAGCAGTAATGAAACGTTGCCACGACAGTGAAGGTAGAAACGACGACTACTACAAAGGTACATTTGCAGACTTCATACACATATCAGCAGACAGTGGATACAGTGACGACGGGGACAGAACTATTGAGTTATGCTTTAAGGCTGAACAGTTAGGATACAGTCCAATAGGAGTAACAGACGGTGGTGGTAGAATATCGTGGTCAAAAGATATGATTAAACAATTAAAGAGAACAGTTTTAGTAGGTCATTCAGAAGAATGGCTAAAAGCAGTACAAAAAATAAATCCAAACATTCAAATTATCTATACAGGAAGGGGGTATTAGTATGTATAGAGTAAACAAAGAACCAGGTACAACAGAAAATGTGTACCTTCAAAATACAGACACAATGGCTGAGATTAACTTAGGTAGAATAACGCCAGGACTATTAAGAATTTTGACAAAAGACGGATATGTATTTGAAGACGTAACAGGAAGTACAGAAGATGATATAAAGTGTAAAGATAAGTGGGCATTAAAAGTAAGTGACGAAGTAAAAGACGAATTGAGAAAACTAGCAATGCCAATGAAGAAACCAGTAAGAGACCAAAGAAAAGTTAAACCACAAGAAGAAAAGAAAGAAACAAAGCAACCAGTAGATATATTAGATATAATCTATGGGTTAGCATAATAGAAAGGTAGGAGATAGAAATGAAAGAGATTAAAAGAATTATTTTAAACAAGAACAGAGGATGGAGAGGACTAGCAGAACTAATCTGTGAAGACGAAGAAAGAAAAGTTGTACACAAAATGATATTCAGCTTTTCACAAAATGTATGGAATGATTTGTTACAAGGGTACATAGTTATCCAAGACGAAGACAATTATTTTATCTTAAACTTCGACAATACAGAAAGACTACCAAAGCCAACGCAACAAAGAAGTGTATTGATTAAATCATTCCAAGCAACAGTAGTGAACATTACAGCACATCCGAAGTATGAATCAATTGATGTACTATCAGATGACTATGACAGAATATATAACTTCAAGAAGAATAGAAACAACCATACAACCAGTGACTGGAATTGTATAGGTATTAGGGTAATACCAGAAATATAAAGGAGGTAATGATATGAGAATAGCAAAGAAAGATGTTGAAAGATTAACTTATGTAGAAAAGGCACTAGCCACAAAAGAAAATCATTTAGCGAAGGTTGTTCACAATGTGCTTCACGAGCTTAATCCTGAATTTGTATATGTAATCCAAGAAGAGGGTAGTTGGGATTACGCGTCTACTCATCATACTGAAGTGTATGCCAGCTTCGGGGATGCACTGAACAGTTATAAGAATTTAGTCAGGGTCGCCAGGTCAGACATCAGGGAGTGGATCAGTGAGTGTCAAATATCCGAAAGTGAACAGATTGATGAGGAAGCAGGGACAGCAAGTTTTGAAACATATGAAGACGGAGACTTTACAAGATTACACGATACAATAACAATAACTAAAAAGGAGGTAATATAATATGCCAAATCACGTAATGAATAAATGGAAGATTTCACATATACCAAAAGATAAACTTCAATATATATTAGATAAGTTGACAATAGTTACAGAAGATGGAAACAGAATAATAGATTTTGATTTAATCATACCAGAGCCTAGATATAAAAAAGATTGTCCAAAGGATTGTATAGTGAACAAGGACAGCCACGTAGAAGAAGACAAAGACAGACCTTGGTTTGATTGGTATGCTTGGAGAAATACATACTGGAATACAAAGTGGGGTGCATACGACGGATACACATACACAGGTAAGACATATATAATAATGTATTTTCAAACAGCTTGGTCATTTGCAGGACCAGTAGCAATGAAGCTGGCTGAACTAGGATATGATTTAGATTTACAGTATGCAGATGAAGACTATGGTAGTAACTGTGGTCGATTACAGTATAATGCAGAAACCAAAGAATGGACACGCTGGAGTATGGATGAACTGAAACCAAATCCAGCAGTGTGGGCGAAGAGACTCTGGGAAGGATAAGAAGGGAGTGAAGCAAAGTGAACAGAATTACATCACCTGGAATGCCAGGTATGAATGATATAGTATTGACATACTATTATAAGTGTGATATAATACAAACAAAAAACGAAAGGGGGTACAGGTATGTTTAAGAATATCGTAGGACAAGAGAGAGCCAAGTTAGCAATAGCAGACTGGTACAAATATGAAACACAGCCGTTACTTATATATGGGAGCAGTGGATATGGTAAGACAATGTTTGCAGAAAGTCTGGGTGCTAAAACAGTTGATACAACTCAGATGAGAGGTGATAGGTTGAACAGTATGCTGAAGCCAATCAAAGAAGCCGAAGACGGCGACATATTATTCTTTGACGAAATACATAGTCTTCAACCAAAAGTATTAGAAGGACTTTATAAGATAATTGATAAGGGTACATTTTACGATACTGACCTTTGTATGGATTTAGAATTACCAAAGGCAAGGTTTGTATTCGCAACAAATATATTAAGCCCTTTACCAGAGGCATTTGTCAACAGGTGTAAGTTTGTAGAACTTCAAAACTATACTGAGGCAGAGCTTCAACAAATTGTTCACAATGTTAATCCAGATTTAGATGCAGAGGCATTGCCAAGTATAGTGAGAGCTTCAAAGGGTGTGCCAAGAACAGCACTGTCACTTGCGAAGTCTATGAAGTCAGCAATTAAATCAGAGAAATTAAAAATAGTAGGCGAAGCAGAAGTGAACAGTCTTCTTGATTCTAGGTTTGCAATTAACGGTGCAACTGGTTTGAGTGATAAAGAGTTTCTAATAATGCAACGAGTAGCAGAGCGAGGAAGACTATCAACAAATGCAGTAGCCAATGTATTAGGTTGCAGTATTCACGACGCAAAGCAATTATATATCGAGCCATTAAGAGCGAGTGAATGGTTAGCAGTAAGCAATCAAGGTGTGATTATGGGCTACAAAGGGCATAAGAATTACAGACTGTTTGTTACTAAAAAAGACACGGAGGCTTAGAGCCTCCTATCTTTTGAGCCTATGCTCAGAACAAATGTTCATATATGTGTGTCGCGTGTGTGGGTATTTTACCCCGGCGTGTGTTGATTTTACCCCGGCGTTGTTCACTTTCAACGTAGGAGAATATAAAATAATAAAAAAGGAGATGATAAATATGGATAAAGTAAGAATAGGACAAATTATGTTTGATTTATTCGATAGTTATGACGATTGTGATGAAATAATAGACAGTTTAAGAAGTTTAAACAGTGAAGGAGAAATCACAGACGAAGAATATGATTATTGTTTAGAACATTGGGACGAAATCTTATTAGATTGGGAATCACAGATATAAAAAGTGAACAACCGGATTGTGCCAGGGGGATATAATTTATCCTTCTGGTATTTTTTCCGTTCACTTTCGACAAAATTTTTATAAAATTTTTATATATTCACATTTTACCCCAGTATAATTTAAAATTACCCCACGCTTGTTCAGATTCGACAAAATTTTCAGTTCACTATGTGTTGAGAATGAAAAATCAGGCTCTGTGTTGCTCTGCTTTCTAGGTGTTGCTCTGCTAAAAATTGTTTATAAAAAAGCAAATCAACGAGCCGATTTTTATTTTAGCGGCAATATATACGAGATTTCTGTTCAGTCGAATGATATGGTGTTAAATAAAAGCAGAGCAATAGCAGGTCAACGGGGTCTATCCTTACTCTACCAACAATGATATACTGTGATGTTGCTCTGCTGTTGAGAAAACATTAACTTCTCATATATTTTTGATAGATAGATGAAGTCAAAAGACTATAAAAAATATACTCCTTGTGGGGTTTTAATAAAGCAGAGCAACGCAATCGCTCAAACCCTTGCAATTACTGTGTTTTTTAATGTTGCTTTGCTCAGAGCAACACACGTCCGTTCGTAGCAAAAAAGTGACCATTTTATGTTTCGTGGTTACAACTCATAACACTTGACAAACATTATTGTAATGTGTTATCATAATACAGTCAAATATCATCATTTTGGTACATACATTTATAAACAATTCAACAATTTTATAAACAATCGAAAGGAGGTTATTCTATGTCACAAAGATTAACAGTCACACTAGATGATGAAACATATTCTTATCTAAAAGAACAAGCAGAAAGAGATTATCGTACAATCGGGGCAGAGATATGCTACTTATTACATTTACACGTACCAGCACCAATCGCACACCCAGAACCATTCACAAAACCTGTTCTTCCAGAAAACCCACCAACACTAACTAGCGACACAACTGCATATTATAAAAAAAGAAAGGAGCTATGGTAAAAAATGACCGTCATACCAAATGTCAAAATACCAAAAAATTTATATCGTGACCTCACGTCAGAAGCCACGTGGCGACACAGCACTATTAACGATGAAATACGAACTCGTATTAAAGTCACATTACTTCCGTCGTATTCGTATAATCATAACTCACCAATCGCAAATCGCATTCGTACCGGGGCAGAACGACAGTACATATCTCAGCCACAAATGGTCTGTAAATCATTTCGTACGTCGCAACTCACCAAAGAAGTGTTTAACTTACTGCAACAACAGACCGGGTGTAAAGACGACGCCCTAATAAAAGAAATAGTCGCTCGATTAGCTTACACTATGAACGACCCATTTTATTATGAATTTATAGACCGGGAGGACAATTTAGTCCTCTCTCTTTTTTTAACTTCTCCCCAAATTCTTTCCCACCGGGAGTATTGTGTATCCTCTCGTGTTCACTTACTGTTACACAGACTAGATTTTCAATCACATTATTTGTCTTAACCCAGTCAACGTGGTGTATTACGCACCCAACCGGGACACTCATACCAGCCTCTGCTTCCCACATAGCCACATGAAGTCTCTTTCTGTTCCCAGTCGTACAAATATAGTACCCACTTCGCTTATCTTGTCTATATTTTTTTCCCATATACATTTGCTGGTCCAATCGGGTACACACATCACGCCTCTTATTATTGTTCAACATATCACCAATCATTATAATAAACTCCTTTTACTTCCAGTAACAGCTCTGCCAGACCATAAATCTACTGTCGCATAACGCGTCGCGTCAATTCCGTGGTCATTAACACTAGGCCATTCTTGAATTATTATTTCTTTTCCGCCTATATCCCTACGTAAGAACTCAGCACCAACGAACTCAGCCCAACAGCCAGGACATCTTTCAGTATCAATCCAGATTTCTTTAACGTCACCAAATCCACCAGTAAGAAATTGATAACTAACGTCTCTCGAACCCGATACTTTCTTAACCGGGTATATGTTCAATCCCTTGTTTCGCAATCCGTCTATAATTCTATTATCTATTTCAGAGTTTATTAGCGACGATATATTAACAGACCTATCAAATAGCCCGCCTCCACGCTTCAACATATCAGCAACGTTCATATAAATACCGTCTTCACTCCAGCCTACACCTCTTACTTCGTCAGTTATAAATAATATCTTTTTAACTTTATTATAACCTACAACCACACATACAGTAGGGTCAGGTCTATAACCATAGTCCATACCAACGAGCCAACGCCAACACTCAGGACCGTTACCGAACTCTCCGACATCAATGTCGCCGACCCTAACAGGTCTAAGTAGTGGGAATACCATAGTAGCTGGGTCTCCGACCTCTCCCATTATGACGTGCTTCCACTCCTGTTCATTTTCTTCACGCATTGCTTCAGCCATATCATAAACTTGTCCTGGTACAATTCCTCTTGGAATATCATATAAGTTAACGTGTTTGAAGTAAACCTTTTCACCTAATCTTTTTTTGCCTTCTCTATCCTCGTCTCTATCCAATTCTTCGATTGCCATTTCTTTTGCGTTATTCCAACCAATATTTAACCAGTGTGAAGGTGAGAACGGCGTATTATAAGTAAATATAGTTTCAAATATGTCTCCACCACGATATAATGATAATAATACTTGGTCAACGTCGTGTTTAGATTGAAATTGGTCAGCCTCTTCAAACCATATTAACCTACAGTAACCACCGTGGCCATTTAATAGATTTAACTTTTCCATAGTCCTCAGCAGTATTTAAGTTAGCGAATTTAATAACAGTCTTAGTTCCTTTTAACCTGATTTCCATTGGGTTAGTAAGCATTTGCCACTTATCTTCAACTCCTAAGTTTATTATAGCATTAGCAATTTCAGCATATACAGAGGTTCTTAATGTATTATTATATTTTCTTAATGCCAAGCAACACGCCCAGGGTTCGCCCTCTTTGTGAACAGATGCAAGAGCTAGAAGTGTTAAAACTATATGATGTGCTGCCCAATAAGATTTACCAGAGAAACGTCCACCACGTAAAAACATTTTACGCGAACGTTCTAGCTGTTCACCTATTCCGTCTTCGAGTAAATCCCAGTAATTCGGCAGAATAATATCACTCATTTTTCGTTTACTAATACTAATCACCCCATTCTAAATAAATTCTTGAACACCGCTTCTAATACATTCACAACTATTGAATTACCTGCTTGTTTATACAATTGTGTATCAGAGGTAGGCACTGCTTTAGCTTTATCAAAATCCTCGTCTCCAAATCCCATTAGACGCCAACATTCTCTTGGTGTTAGTTTTCTAATACGCATATCTGATGTAACAACACCCCTCTCGCTTCCATTCGCCATTAACGTTTGTGTCATTTCTTTTTGAACATTACCTCTTTGATACTTCATTCTTCCAGAGATATTAACACCGTCTCCTGCGTAAGCCTCTTTATAACCTGCTTTCGTGGCTTCTTTTATTTTCAAACAAGGCTCTATAACATAATTATCTTTCTGTACTGTTGTTATTGTATTACTAATTCCCTGCTTATTTATTTCCAATCTCTGTTCAGTAGGTATTCCTGGAGTTCTATCACCAGGTCTATCTGGATTTCTGCCACGACTTGCTGCAATAACTGGTTCATTACATTTTCCTCTTATAGCAACTGCTGTAACAGTTCCGTGATTTTCTTTTACTGTAGGAGCAATACCTTCTTCATCTACAATTCTCGAAGCATCGTGTCCACTTGGCATATAATTACCTACTATCATTATTTTTGGTTGCCTATTTCCTCCCTGCATATCAGTAAGGGTGGGAGCAATACCCTCCCCAGAATACACACGCTTAACGCAGTCGTGTCCTTTTATATCTAATTTACCTACAACTTGAATATAGTTATCTCCCGACCTACACGCTCCAACTCTAGTAGTTACAGTCTTTGCTACACAGTCTCCGCTAGTAGTTTCAAATGTGAAGCCATTACCCTTCGCTCTTTGTCGTTCAGTATTAGCTATTAATCCTGCGATTAGCTTGTCACTTAAATAATATTTCTCGTCAACGCTTTTCTCTAGTACGTCTTTAAGTTTTTTAGTAAGCTCGATTTCTTCTGGGAATTCATAACCTTCGTCAATGTCTTTTCTTATACTCACAGTGAACACACGCTCCCTGTTTTGAGGAATGCCATAATGTTTTGAATTTAATACTTTATAATATGAATTATAACCAAGCTCGTCCATAATCTCCAAATAACCGTCGAAATTATGTCGATTTTTACTACTCAATAAATTCTTTACGTTTTCCCAAACCACATATTTAGGACGCACCGCTTCAACTATATCAACAGTACACCACATTAAACTGCTCCTAGTACCAGAACCTTTATCTCCTCCAGCAAGTCTACCTGCGATTGAAAAGTCCTGACAAGGTGAACCGTGGGTAATTAAATCTATGTCCAAATCTTTTAGTTTATCCAAATCAATTTTTGATATATCTCCTAAATTCAAATCTTCGGATACACCGTGTACTGAACAGTAAGATTTCACAGCGTATTTATCAATTTCTGAAAACCCTACTAGCTCAACGTTTACACCTATTCGTTTAAGTGCCAATTCAAATGCACCAATTCCTGAAAACAAACTCAATACTTTCAAACTAAACACCTCTTTCTGTTCACTTTTATTTTTGATTGATTCGAAAAACAAAAAGTTTTTATAAAAAATCGTGCAACCGTGCAACCAACACACCTTAAACCATTGATATAACTAGGATTGAATAGGTTGCACGATTAGGTTGTACTTTTTTCTGTTCACTTTTTATTCATCTGATTCTTCATCTTCTTCATCACTGTTGCCTGGCTCAAACTTTCCTTTGTATAAATCATTAACAAATGTAACACCTTCAATACCTTCTCCTGAGTACATTCCTGTATACATTTCTATTGCTTTTAATCTATCTGCGTCACGAGCATTTTTGTTTTTAATTATGCTACTTAATATAGCTTTAATCCCGTCTTGGTCAACCAAACTGTAATCCATAGCTCTATATTTTTCTATTACAGATTGAACTTGCTTCCAACCTAATAAATTTTGCTTTTCAGTAGAAAGTGAGGACGGGTCTAAGTTACCTCCCATCTGGTCGTCCAAATAAATTATATCGGCAACGGTTTTAACATAGTCGTCTTGTAATAACCACATTGCGTCTTTACATTCTTGTAGCCAAATAGGTTTTAATTTTCTATATATACTGTCAACTGTCTTTTTATATCTCTCGTCATCTGTAAGCCTGTCACCTTTCATAAAAGTACCAATTAGTTCTTCTGCGTCAAAGACTTCTTCTTTTTTCTTTTTTCTTCCTCTAGGCATATTATCGCTCCTTTCCAATACATTATCAAACAACTAAAATACCCAATCATAAAATGCAGACCATATATAAATCCGGTCGTTCACTTTTAGATTTTTTAGAAGTGCGGATATAAAACCTCCGCACAACCAAATCACGCACAATAAAATTACTTTTTTCATTTTTCTTCTTCTTTCTTTCCTATAAATAATCTATTTAAGCTCATACCTTTATCGTTTCTAGTCTTTCTCATTTCTAGTACGTAGCCCTTTTCATTTAATTTACTTATTGTTTTACCTAATTTCATTGAAAATGCTTTTTCTTTCATAGCAATATCTCCTGTTGCCATTTCATTGTGCCAGTCTTGATATTCCAAATATAATTCTTTTGTCCAAACATCTTCTTTACGTTCAACTACATACCATTCTAGGAATTCTTCTAGCTCGGCGTCAAATCCACCAGAGAAAGTACCTTCTAATTTTTCCCTCATATCGTCAGTTTCTTCTAGTTTTAATTTTCCTGACATCCAATCTATATACATATATCTAGCTTTATTTGCGAACCAAGCTAAACTTCCGTTGTCCAAACTATCTAATACACCAGTCTCTCTTGTGTGCATTTTCATAACTTTTGTACCTCTATCTCCGTAAGCACTTTCTTTCATTCTGTATTCTGCAACTGCGGCATTATCCATTGTGTTCAGTACCAGCTTCCACTGCAATAGCTCATCTTTAACACTATCGTCAACGTGATATTCAGTAGGTAGTATCTTAACCCTACGTCTCATACCTTCTGATTTATCATATAGTTCAAATTCAAAGTTAGTACAAGCAATAATCTGAGGTAGTACATCTAATTTCTTTTTAGGTTTAAATTTTTCATTTATATAAACTGTATCTGTACCAGTTACACCACCTTTAATATATGAAAATGCGTCTCTATTATAAACTCTATTTAAGTCGTCGATTACACATAAAATACCGTGGTCTAGGTCTTCACCCCAGAACTTATTATCGTGAGGATTGCTGTCAAATATCTTACTTTCGTTGAACATATCTTCACCCAAACATAGTCTGATTAGAGAAGTGTAAAGAGATTTTCCGTTTTGTCCTCCACCTGCAAGTATTACTATCTTTTGAAGTTGATTAGCTGGTATCATACTAGCTCCAGCAATTACCCAAAGCCAATCTTGAACTATAGGCTGAGGAATACCTTTTGCGTTTCTTGATAATTGAGATATAAACCAATTTATGTTTTTACCCAAATCTTCTTCGTGTTCTTCAACCCATTCTCTAGGATACCAATTCCACCTAAATATTACGTCTGTTGGAGGTCTAGTGCCAAGCCAAGAGAAATCATAAGCGTCTGGTGCTATACAAGATAATATTTTATTTTTACAAATTACATAAGTGTCATTACGTCTTATTATTTTATTATTCGCTGCACACATTTGCATTAACTGCACCTCCACTTCTTTGAAATACGTTTCTTTAAAATTCTGTTCACTATGGTCTTTCAACGCTTGTCTTGGTACGGTCAAATCGGTCTTATAATCATAAGGACCTTCCAATTCTTTATAAAATAATTTTTTGAAAAGTCCATCTTCTCCTGCTCCTGTGCCATAGAAGTCAAATTGTCCAAATAAATACTCCGCTGCTCTACGTTCATCTATCTTTTTATCGTCTTTTGATTTTACTTTTTTCCAATGTCTCTCGGTTTCGTCATAGTCCCAACCCTCGGAAGATAGCATTGCCCCATAGTCTTCCCAACGTTTAGGTAGGTCTCCAAATAAGTCGCTGTCACTCATTGCTGTACCAATTTTAACTAGATATTGGTCGTGTATAGCTTGGATTAAATCTTTAAACTCATTCATTTCAAAGCCATTACTTAAACCAAAATAGCTACAACGCTCAACTATGAAATTATGTCTTGAGCCTTCAGTCATCTTCATCAAAGTTGTGAACGGATTATCTTTTAGTGTATATGTTACAGCGTCTTCTTTTGTCCTGTCACCAGTTTTTCCGCCTTTATGTAATTCACTATCTTTTAATTTTCCCCATAACCAGTATGGAAGTATATCCAAATCTTCAATATTTATGGCTTTAGGTGCGATTAACTCACTAGGTCTCCAACTAGCTCTTTCGTCACGCTCCATACCACACACTTTTATAATTTGAACACTACCAGGACCTTTAGTATCGAATGTATAACCAAACCAGTTAGTAGCTCTAGTCATTTCTTTTTTATAGAAATCAGGTTTTCTAAATAAAAAATGATAACCCTTTACTGTCTCTAATATTAAACATTTTAGTTTAGAACGTATAATTATGTCATACATTTCAGCAGCTTCAGTAGCGTTATCATAGTCTATGAACACGCAATCATCAGGCACAACTCTGGCGTAATTAGGACCGTCAGTTTCATCTATCTTCAAATCTTCATAACTTAATAATTTTTTACGTCTAGGTGCTTTACTATCGTTATATAATTTTATTTGCTCTGGGTCGTGTTCTTTGAATTTTTCAATATTAAATTCACGAGGTGTTTCTGGCAACTCGCAGAAAGTAAACTCTATTGTTTTGCTCATTATAAAACACCTCCATCTGTTAGAACTTTAAATATTTCAGCGATATATTTTATTATATCCTGTTCAAAGATGGTCAGGTTCTTGTAATTAGCATATATCTGATTTATTTCAGCCATCAAAATAAGACGAAAGTCAGTTTCTTCAACGTCATCACGTTCACGTATCTCATTCAATTCAGATACAATGGTGGTAACGGCAAATCTACGTTTCGCCCTATCATAAGAATCCTCCCCTCTTTTCACGTAATCTGCGACTACATACCATAGACCATTAGGGATTTTCTCTGTATTCTTTCCTAATTCAAAATCAAGTTTAGTTATTTTCAACATACTATCGTCCTACCTTTCTACTACTTACTTATTTTATCCATTTTTCTTTTTCACATTTATATACTCTCATATCAGTTACATAGGTGTCAAAGAATTTATCGTAATATTCGTCATTCATATCACAAAGAATAACGTCAGCTTGGTTCACTGCTCGTAAGAGACTTCCTGAACCTGCGAAGAAGTCCCCAATGACGCAACCCTCTTTGTCTGCGTCTGATAGCCATACCAAATGCTCTAATAATTTTCTAGGTTTTTGACAAGGGTGAGCTAGTTTATCGTCTCTATAATTTCCCTGAGGTTTAGCAAATTTTAATACACTTGTTTTATCCCACAATTTTGCTTTTTTATTTAATCTTGCATTACCTTTTCTTACTACTATAATTGGTGTTATATCATATGAAAAATCACCTGTTATACTACTTATCATATTAGGTTGTTGCCAAAATATTACACGGTTGACGTCAAATAATTGATACGCCAAATATAAATATTTCATACTCCAAAATATGAACATAAAACTATCGTCTGCTAATTTTTGATGAGCTTTACAATACCAAGTATAGCAATAATTCTTGTAGTCTTCTAATTTAGATTTTTCTTCCCACGGAATAGCAACTTCAAATCTAGGAGTTACCATACCTTTTTCTAAGTCACTCTCGCTAGGAGAGACCTGTGCTGTATATCGTGAATGGAATATTGCTGCTCCATTTTTGTTCTTCATATTACCCGTTAAGACGTTGTAGGGCGGGTCTATTATCCAGCAATTAACGCTTTCGTCCTCCAACTTATCTAACCATTCCATACAATCTGCTTTTGTGAATTTTCTATGACTGTAAGGATTTATGGTATCGTCTCGTTTCATACTACCGTAAACGACCTCTGCCATACATACACCTCCTACTCTAGTCCTAGCTCCATCTTTGAATTTACATACTCAACTATAAGGTCCAAATTCGGTTCAATTTGTCTCCATATATCAATCTTTTCATAATCGTCTCCGTGCAAATCAGAAATATAAAATTCACACTCTGTTTTGCTCCAGTAATCATACATAAATACCGTTTTTAGATATTCACGTAATATACTTTTATTATGAATACTTTTTTTCCTAACTTCATTTGCTATATCTTCTTTTCTCCATTGTAATATATTATAGTTTATCACTTTTTTAGCATTAAAATCCCAACGAAGTACGTACCATTCCAAATTAACATTTTTTACTTTCATAATATTACTGGCTCCCTTACTATACCTTTTTTCTCTTTTTCTTTCTCTGCCTCTGCTATTTCTCTAAAATGTTTATTCCATAATTCTAATATAGCATTGCCTAATTTTTTATCTATTGAAAATTTAAACCAACGATAACCAGTTTTAGTAAGACTTAAACACCTTAATTCGTCTATCTTTTTCGCCAAGTCTCTTTGCTCTTTATTACCTTTTAATAACATCATATAATATAATTGAAGTTGACAGTTTGTTGACCATTCGTCTAAGTTACTACTTGTTTTCCAGTCTATCATACATATTTTATCATTAACAACGGCGATACAGTCTATTATTCCTTTTACACCTAACTTCTTATTTATAATACGTTGCTCTGTATATAGTGGGTGTATATCCCAGTCTATTCTTTCTTCTAACCACTCTTTAAAACGAGCTTCATATTGTGTATATTCAAGACCTAAGTGAGGCTCAAACTCGTCTTCTGGCTTAAATCTACGGTCATACCAACCTAACCAATCTTCAATATATTTGTGTACCGCAGTACCTCTTTCTCCTGCGGCTTTCAATATTCTTTCTGGAATATCCATTTTTTCAAATTTATTACCAAAAATTGCATTCAGAACGCTAGTGACACCCCTATAAGGAGCGTCAAAAAACTCGCTATCGCTATAATCTTTCATTCCAATCTCCTATTTCTCATTTTATATCTCACACATAGCATATCATTTTTTATAAAAATTTTCAATAGATTTTATGAAATTTAGACAAAAAATCTCTTGTCCTTAGAAAACCCTCTATCACAGTAGGCTCTAGGGTTGTATCGTTATGTAAACTGACTAAAATAACGCTCGACTTTGTGTAAAACACGGGCACAAAAAATTTTTTAGAAAAAAGACAACAAACCTATTGACTTGTTGATAATATTGTTGTATAATATAGACATAGGGACGCAGAAATCCTTATGCAAAGGGTAGGAACTAGAGGTGTGAGACCCACTTCTATAACTTATGAAACAATACCCTTTGCCCCCAGTATATTATAAATAAGAAAGGAGACGTTATGAAGTTACCAAAAGATATGAAGTTGTCGCCTCACGCACGACAAAGATTATTAGAAAGAAAAGACGTGGATATGAAATATAATACGAGTAATATTATGAGAAGTAGTGTCAAATGGTATGGAAAAGACGATTTAATTCATGATTGCGCACTATATAGACATTGTTGTTATACGACCAGAAAATCAAATCAAATAGGGTATATTACTGACGGGGACATTGAAGTTATATATAATAAAGGTACACACGTAGCAATTACGGTATTAGAAGTAAAAGATAAATTTAAGCCTATAACTCAATTTATTAAACCCGAAATATTAAAATATAGGGAAATGAAAAAGGAGAGAAGAAAAATGGAGACCGAAACAAACCAAAAAATATGCGCAGACTGTGGAAAAGAAGTAGAAGAATTAAACTCACACGGAGTATGCGTAAGATGTACAAGAAGAAAATCTAATATGAAAGCGAGAGGAAAAGAGTATGTTCGTTATTTAGATTTATCTGACGAAGAAAAATGGAGAATAGATAGAGCAATAGAAGGTCAAAATAAGAGACACGAAAAGCCAGTAGAGCCAGAACCAGAATTAACTGTGCCTGATAATAATACTTATTATTCTTCAAAAGCTAATGGTAGCGAGGTGGAGCAACACCCTATGATGAAACCTGTAAAGAAAGCGTTAGACCCATTATCTGACCAGGATAGTTTTGTTAGAATATTAAGAGAGTGTGGTTGTGAGATACCAGATGAAAGTTTAGAAGACGTATTAGATGTACTTGTAAATACTGATAAATTGAAAGATATATTTATGACTATTGCAAAAAGTAACAGCCAACAAGCAATGCTTGATTTAGAACAAGCCTTGAATGTAGTAGAGAGAAAATTACAACACGACTGGGAATTTAATGGTTTTCAAGAGGCAGACGATATTAAATTCAAAGGTTTTTTAACTTGGAGACGTGTACTAAAAGGAGCTATATTCTTTTGGAAAAAACTATATCAAACAAATACAATTATAGAAATGCAAAGGGCTTGGAATGCTTATACACAAGACCCGAATGATAAAATATTACTTGCAGGAGACAGAATAGATAGTACACTAAAACGTTATCAAATAACAACAGAGAGTGTGTCAACTATATTCAACACACGTAGACCGTTTACTAGAGTGTTCTATGCTAAAAACGAAGAGGACGCGCACGATATGTTAGTAAAATGGTTTGCAGATAGACAGTTACACGAAAATAAATCTAAAACTGTTATAACAGAATTAAAAACAGATGGGAGCAGTGTTTATGAAGTTAAATAGAGATGAATTTAGAAATTTAAAGAGTTTTTCAAGAGAGCAAATGGAAAAGTGGTTACAAGGATATTATAATGTAACATATAATTCATTAAGAAAAGAATTCAATGACGCGTATAAAGATGAGTTAGATAGCTCAGTGCAAAATTTTATAACAGCGATTGCGTATACATTACACTATAACGAAGATGTGCATTTACAACACGACGAGTTAAATTCATTTATGGAAGACCTATTTGTTAGTGTTGAAATGTTTAGAAAAGGAGAATATAATCCAGATGATTATAGAGAACAATTAAAAGAAGACGGCATTGTAATAGCTGAATATGATTATGACAGATTATATAGAGAAAAAGACGCTCCATATAAAGAAAAATATGATAAGTTAGTCAAGTTTTTGAATGAAACAAAATCTAAAGCAAAAGTAATAGATGAAATAAAATCAATACTTGAAGTAGGAGGTGAAGAATAATGACAGAAAGAGAAGAAAAAGCAAATGCTATGATGCAAGAAATAGCAAAAGAAATTAAAGGAAAATTACCAGAAGGTATGGGGTTCGCATTACTTGCATATGAATTCGGAGAGGGAGACGATAAAAAAATGATGTATGTGTCAAACTCAAATAGAGAGGACGTAATGCTTGCTATGTGTGAATTTTTACAAAAGAATATGGACGACCCTAAAATGTTTGGAAAGGACGCGTAATTATGAATAAAATTGATATTTTGTGCGACAGAGTAAATGAAAAATATAATTTAAGACGTCATCAAGTTGGTAGTGTAGAACGTTATCAAGATATGTGCGAGACTTCCGTAGTACAAGTATGTAACCAATTTGGTGGAATAAGGACTTTGATGAGTGGTGACGAAAAAACATTAGTTGAATATTTACAAAATATATTAGACGATAAGAACATATTAAATTTTTGGGCTATATAAAAATATTTAAGGAGGATAACCTATGCTATTATATGACTTTGAAGTGTTCAAACACGACACGTTACTTGGAGTTTTGGACGAGGAGACTGGAATAGTCACACAGTTGTGGGACATTGATGAAATCAAATCGTTCACTAGAAAGAATTTAGAAAACATTTGGGTAGGTTATAATTCTGCGCATTACGACCATATATTGCTACACGGGATTTTGTCAGGTAAATTAACTACCGAAGACAGAGTTTTTGCGTGTAGCAATTCTGTTATTCACGCACAGGATTATGATATACCAGTATTCAACGTATTAGGAAAATACGGAATTACAGATTTTTACCAATCACCAATTTTAAGTTATGACGTTATGGGGGACGGTTCATTTTTCTCATTAAAACAACTAGAAGGTTTTATTGGAATGGATATTGTAGAAAGCGTTGTGCCATTTGATATAGATAGAAAATTAACCGAAGAAGAAAAAGAAGACGTTGCGAAATATAATAGAGCTGATTTATTTGGTACATTAGAAAGATTTAAGCAAAGAAAAAATACATTCAAAACTAAAATGTTACTTGTAAAAGAATTTGGGCTACCTGTAAATTATGTATGTAAAACAAACGCAAAGCTAACAGAGACTATTTTATTATCACAGAATAGAGGAGTAAATACTAGAGCCAGAAAGAATTTTCAATTATCGACATTACCTTGTAATTGGGACGTGCCAGAGATAAAAACAGTTTTTGAATTTTTCTTAGAAGCCTTACGTGAACTAGAAAAGCATAAGTGGGAAACTAAAAAGTGTGATAAGACAAAATTAAGTTTAGTCATAGACATATTAGGGGTAGAGCATACATTCGCACTTGGAGGAGTACACGGAGGAATTAAAAATTATATATGTAGACCAGAAGACGGAAAGAAAATTATTTGGGTAGACGTATCTTCACTATATCCTAATATATTAGTACAATGGGATTTATTATCAAGACAAATTGATAAACACGGTGTGGAAGCGTTTGGAAATATGGTTCAAGTTCGTATGGATATAAAGGCTAAAATGCACGACGAAGGATTAAGCAAAGATGAAAAGAAAGCGTTAAAAGACCAAGCGGCGAGATATAAACTTATACTAAACACTACGTCTGGTTGTATGAAAGATAAATTCAAAAAGATATATGACCCAGAATATAATACTAAGATGTGTATGTTAGGGCAGTTGTCGTTGTTAGATTTAATTTATAGACTTCATAGAGCAGAACCGCAAGCACGATTAAAACCAAAATGGGCTTTAGCAGAAGGAGAAGACATAGGTATACGAGCAGATGGTTACTATGAATATTTCAAATTAATTCAATCTAATACTGATGGTATCGCATTAGAATTATTAACTTCTGACGCAGAAGATATAATCGACAGAGTATGTAAAGATTGGGAAAAAGATTGGAGATTTAGTTTAGAGAAAACTGTTGCTGACAACTTATATGAAAAAGACGTTAACAATTATGTATTCAAAGATAGTGGTGGAAAAGTAAAAGTTAAGGGAGCATATGTAACAAAATATGACGACGGTAATGAGCAAGACACGTTATCAATTCTTGCTAAAGCCGTAGTTGAATATTTCTTAAATGGAGTAGATATTAGAACTACTATTTGTAATGTAGAAAATCCAGCAACTGATTATCAAATGATTAAGAAGTTAGGGGGAATGTATGATACCCCAACTTGGAAAAGAGAATATGGCGACGTAGAAGTACAAAAAGTGAACAGAATATTTCCAAGCACGGATTTAAAAAACGGCGGACTTTATAAACACAAAAAATCTAAAGACATTGGAGTATTAGATAAGGTTGAAGGTACACCAGAACACGTTTTGATTTACAACAACGACATTAGGGGTATGAAAATAGGAGAGTTAAAAGATATAGATTATGAATGGTATATAGCAGAAGCTCAAAAAAGGGTTAACGACTTTTTAGGAATAAAACCTGAAAAGAAACCAAGAAAGAAGAAGGTGGAATAATGAAGTTTGAAAGAATATCATTCGCTAATATATTAAAAACATTACGTGATTATTATGGTTCTGTAGCAAAACTCGCTCGAGCTGCGGGTGTAGATAGAACATATTTATCAAAATATATTAACTTTACAACCGCAGAACCTCCTTCACCTAAAATATTACGAAAAATAGCGAATGCTTCTGACGGATTATTTACTTATTTAGAGCTTATGTATTTTTGTGGATATTTCACCGAAGAAGAATATGACATTTTATATAAGTATAAAAAAAATTAGAGAAATTTAAGATAAGGTATTGACAAACTATTAAAAGTTGTGTATAATGTTTATAAATAAAAAGGAGGTAATTATATGGACGAATTTATCAAAGATAGAGATGAAGCCGTTGCTAGTGGAGACATTGAAAAAGTAAGAGCTTATTGTAAAAAATATGATATAGAAATACCAGAAGACGAAAACATTTTCAAAGCTAGTATGCACAAAGCGATATGCAATATGTATTTAATGCCTGATAGTAAAATTAGTTTAGAGCAATATAATAGAAGTTATGAGTGGCTTATAGCAAACGGATATACACCCTCTATTGTTGGAGGTGAAGAGTAATGGACCCATTTTCAGACCTAATATTGTATGATATTGACCCAGATAGTATGACAGAAGTTGAAAAAGAAATTTTACTAGACGAAATGTACGAGGGAGGTGAGATAGATGTTTAGAAAACTCGCTGACGTACCAGAATGTTTAGGAAATATCAACGGAGTAGATTATGACGCAGACATATCTGTTAAAGCAATTGAAGAGTATGACACAATAACCAAAGGTAAAATATATCACGTACATAAGATAACAAGTTATGGAGACCCATTTGATGTATGGATAACGAATAACAAAGGAGAGGAAGAATGCTTCGGAGAATTTTGTTTTGAAGACATTGATTAGAGGAGGTATATAGTATGTGGTATAAAGAATATGACCATATTAGACAATGCCAGACAGGGGATAAATTTTACAGAATAATAAAAGATAAAATTGTCCCTGTGCAAATAATAAGAGTGACACACCATAAATTAGGTCATTATACTTATGAAGACGATTTAAAAGGTATTCATACAGGAAGTGCATTTGGTGGTTCATTATTTAGAACACAAGAAGAATGCGAAGAAGAGTTACGTAGACGACAAAATGTAAGGGAAAAACGTAAATTGATGAAAGAATACGAAAGAGAATTAAATGAGAAATTTGGTTTAGAAGACCACTTCATAATAAAATAATTTTAAATAGTAGAAAGGTAGGAAAACAATTATGTTTGGAAAAGAAAGAGAGGATAGTGTAGCATATAATGTATACACTACAAGAGATTATTCAATATTCAAAAGATTAGTAGGAAATAGAGATATACCAGAAAGTAGAATTAGTAAGATAGTAGATAGTATTCAAAAAATAGGTTGGATACATAACCCTATTGTAGTAAATGAAAATATGGAAGTAATTGACGGTCAAGGTAGACTTACTGCACTTCAAAGATTAAAAATGCCAGTGGAATATATTATAGCTCCAGGAGCAGGCACAAAAGAATGTGTTTATATGAATATGAATATGGTAAACTGGAAATTACCAGACTTTATCAAATCATACGCAGAACAAGGAAACGAAAATTATCAAAGATTATTAAAACTTATGAGTAAATATGCAAACGGAAACTTAGATATAATTTCAACTGCGGTTTACAGGGTGTCAAAATCAAAACATAGAGATATAAAAGAAGGTATTTTACAATTGACAGAGGAGCAATATGAAAAAGCTATACCTAGACTAGAGTTCATCAAACCATTACTTGAAAATATTGACGAAAAGAAAATACCAGGAAGTTTAGTAACACTTATGCAAACTGTTATTTATTACTTTGATTATCCAGAAGTTGATAAGAAAAGACTTGCTTATAGTGTAGAAAAATACATATATAACGCAACACCTTGGGTATTAAATACAGATTGTGAAAGAGAAGTAGAGAACGCATATAACTATAATATGAAACTAGAAGATAAAATTTCAATAGCTCATTTAGTTAAAGAAGAAAGAATGAGGAGACAATTAGAATTAAATAAAGCAAATCAAGCTAGAGCGTTTGAAAGAACACAAAAAGGAGTTCAAGGATTTATTACACCTGAAAAAAATGCTGAGGAGGAATAATCTTGAGTAAGTATAAGGAGATATTCAAACTTAAAAGAATGTTAGAAAAAGCCGATATACCGTTTGAGTTCGTTGAATGTTTTGGGTACGACAAGAGACTATTATCTGAGTACCCAGACATAATGGACCACTATCAAATATTTTATCCGAGTAAAGGAGAAGACCAAAAAATTAGTGTTATCGGAGGGTTTGGAGCATATGGTGCTGAACAAGATAGGCTAGAAATTATGGGATTACTTACACCGTGGGAAAGATTTGAAGGTAATACTGTTATTGGTTGGCTTACTGCGGAAAACGTATTTAAAAGAATAAAAAAAGATTGGGAGGAACGTAAAGTATGAAAAAGAAAATAATTAAAATTGATGAAGAAACATTTGAAATCACTGAAATGTATGTAGATGTAGAGGAAGAAGACGTAAAAGACGAGGCAGTTGGTGATGTAATATCTGATTTTGCAGAAGCCCTACGTGAAGCTATGGGTTGTACGTCCGATGAATTTTACGATAAATACCAAGCTATGAAAAAAGCAGAAGCAGAATTCAAAGAAATATATGAACCATTAAAAGCAGAAGTTATTAAACTACACGAAACACAAAACTTACCAAAGAATGTAATAGTAGGTGGAGCAAAACTAACTTATGTTTCTCCTAGCACAAGAAGTACGATAGACAGCAAAAAGTTAAAAGAGGAGGAACCTGAAATCGCGAAGAAGTTTACTAAAACTACACAAGTTGCCGCAACTGTAAAATTAGAAGATATAGGAGGTAAATAATGAGTGATAGAAAAGCATATCAACGCGAGTATTACAGAAAAAAGAAAGAAGAACGTAAAGCATATTTCAAAGAATATTATGAAAAAAATAAAGACCGAATAAAAGCTCGTAATAACAAACATTATGCTGAAAGCAAAGAATTACAAAAAGAAAAGAAAAACAATTATAATAAATTTTACAAAGAGCATAAGGACGAAAGAAAAGAATATTACAAAGAGCATTATGAGAAAAACAAAGAGGAAAGACAAAAATATTATAGAGATTATTATAAAAGAAAGAAGGAGGCTCAGTCTAATGAAAACTGATTTATATGTGTATCAAAAAACTACAGCAGACGACATATATGATAGAATGAGTAACACCGACCAACGAGGAGCTTATTTAGGATTTGATACAGGTACAGGGAAGACTGTGACCTCCCTTTCTGTTGCTGAAAAACTGTATAAAAATCATATGATAAAAGGCATAGTAGTAATATGCCCCGTTTCAAAAGTAGATGACTGGAAAAGAGATTTAGAATACGAAGTACCTGAAATTGAAATGAAATTTGTATCTAGTTTTCAAAGTGCTTGGAGAGAAAAGAACAAAGCTAAAATCGAATATGTATGTAAAATGGTGGACGCGTTAGTAATAGTAGACGAAGGTCATAAAATGAAGACTTATGATAGTAAGCAAAGTAAATTTATACAAGCATTGAGTGAAACGTATAAACCTTATATGTTAATACTTAGTGCTACTCCACAAAACAAAAAATATATAGATTTATACCCACAATATAAGGCGTTAGGACATCCGTTGTTCAATATCAAACCAAAAGATTTTAAACAAAGATTTTGTGTTGAAGCTCAAAACTGGAATTTAGTTAGAGCAGGAAAAGCTCGTTTTCCGTTCAATGAAATCGTAGGATATAGAGAAACTGAAAAAATGGACGAAGCTGTTAATAGTTATACATATTATAAAAAATATGAGAGCGAATATGACCGTCCTATCGAGATACCTCAGTCATTTAAGATGACATCTGAAATGAAATATTTTAAGGAAAAAAAAGTATGGCCTAAAATGGACGAGAAAGCTCTTGAGGAGGCTTTAGCTATTGGAGATATAGAAAGTATTGACACAGACTTTATAATCGCAAATAGACCTACTCTGTTTCATATATACGCACGTGAAAGTTGTAGTGGCTTTATAAAAGATAAGTTTTTGAAAGATAATCCAAAACTTCAATGGTTAGAAGACTTTTTAGACGGAAACGAAGGTCGTATCATTGTATTTACTAATTTTATAAATGAAACTTATATTATAAAAGCGTTGTGTGATAAACTAAAAAGACATTGTGTTATTTATGACGGAGCGCATAAAGACTTAAAAGATTGGTATGAGCAAGACGACTGTGTAGCAGTAGTAAACGTAGTAGCAGGTGGAGCAGGTATCAATGATTTTGCCAAAACTAATATTGCGATATTCTTCTCACCACCAGAAAATCATATAGATTTTGAACAGGCTAAAGGTCGTATAGACAGAATTGGACAGACAAAACAACCCGTGTATTATTATCTTCAAATTATGAATTCTGTTGAGCCAGCTATTTATAGAAATTTAAAAGACGGTCAAGATTTCGATGAAAGAATGTTTGAAGAGTGGATGGAGAAGGGAGAATAGCTATGAGAAGAAAGAAAAAAGAAGAACCCGAAATTTATCATACTCCGTTTGGTTCAACAATCGTAAGACCACCAGAGTATGAATTAGGTAGCTATACAATGGAGCCTGAAACGATAGAAGTAACTTCAATAGGAGACCCATTCAGAAGATATATCCAAGACCCATTTACTACTGGCGCTTCTATAACTTATACTGGTTCAACTGGTGAAGCGAGAAGTATATATTATCCACCAACACATTTAGAACCATATTCAACTACGCTAGATTATGAAGATTTTATGAAAAAAATTGGAAAAGAGGAGGAGGCAAAAGTGAAGGTAAATGTAGAAAACTCTAAAGGAAAATACGTATGTTGCGTTAAAGATACACCTGATTTATTGCCAGAAAAAATACTTGTTACTCTGTCTGCTATAAAAGGTAGGCTAATGATGGAAATAGCACCTATTCATATAAAAGAATTTCAATGTAGTATGACCCCAGCAGTGAGGAAAAATATAATTCAAGCTAGTAAACGAGCTAGAATGTACGGAAAGAAAATGCCAATTATTGCTCGTTTTGATGAATACGGTAGACCACTTCCTGAACAGATAGAAATAAATGATTCACCAGGAGTTAATTTGAGAATTTTAGACCCAGCTGATTATGGAGAATTATATCTTGAATTAGTTGCTATAGAATTTCCTAGTAATGAGTATAGAGTTACTAGAGACTGGACTTACACAGGGGAATTTGATGAGGACGTTCCATTTTAAAAATAATTTATAAAATAGACAACAGACTTATTGACGATTTAGACTGATTGTGATATGATATGCACAAAAGGAGAAATGAAAAATGGGAAAAATAATTGTACTTATTTTAATTTTATTTGTTTGTGGTATGTTATGGGCGTTTCCGCTATGGGCAGTTGTTAATTTTGTATGCTGGGCGTTCCATTTATCCTTTCATTTGAGTTATTTACAAGCATTTGCGCTATGTTTATTAGCGAGTGTAGTAAAAAGTTTATTATTCAAAAAGGAGGATAACTAATATGGAATTTGTATCACCAGTTAATCCTAAAAATATTTGGACATTGTGTTTTAAAGATAGAGACGAAATGAATAGAATATTTTATGAAAACAGACCGATTGACCAAGAAGCTAGATTACACGGAATAACAGAATATATTTCACAAACTATTTATATTGATAAAGACTTAGACGGATTTCTTTTAGGAAAAACATTAAGACACGAACTTACACACGTTTACTTATGGGAGACAGGACAACAAGATAGAGTTTTAAACGAAGAAGAAACAGCTGATTTTATGAGTGTTGCTGGACCAGTTATATGTAAATGTGCTGACGATTTAATGCTTAGACTAAGAGAGGGGTTATATAAGAATGGGGAATTATAAACCGCACAGAGAGAAAGCTATTGAAACTGAAATCAAAGAATATATAACAAGTCTGGGTGGATTATGTTATAAAATTCACGGTGGAGACTTATACCAAGAAACAGGTATACCAGACTTATTATGTTGTTGGGGAGGATTGTTCTTCGGTATAGAGGTTAAAGACCCAGGAGGAAAACCTAGTGCAATTCAATTAGCACAGGGAGCGAGAATTAAAAAAGCTGGAGGACATTTTATTATAGCCAAAAGTGTACAAGATGTGAAAGACTATGTATGGAAAGAGGGTTTAGTGGGACTATGAGTATGTATGATAAAAGTTATTGTGCTACAGAGTGTGAAGATTGTGATTGTGAACGAAATATAAAATTTAATAAACCAGAAACACGATTTTATTCTATGACTACGTTTGACGATAGTAACCCAGATAAAATGCACAAACGTTGTCCTTGGAGAATAAAGAAAGGAAATTAATATGGAAGACAAATTAAAAGAATTAGAAAAAGAAAATCATAATATGAGAGAGCAACTTCAAAACTTTATACCTCGTAGACGTGTGCGTAGAATTTATAAAATGTTGGGTAACATTTTAGACGAAGATACTGATACCACTTTCTATGTAACTATATTAAAGGATTTTATAAATAAAATAGAAAAAGAAGGGAAAGCTGAAGCAGGACAAGAAATAAAAACAGCGATTGAACACTTGCTTTCAGTTAGAGAAAGATAATGATTTATTTTACAAGCGACCTACATTTAGGTCATAAAAATATTATTGAATATGAAGATAGACCTTGGGAAACAGTAGAAGATATGACCATAGGTCTTATTAAAAACTGGAATGAGGTAGTTAGACCAAACGATGAAGTATATATTTTAGGAGATTTTGCATTTCAAAATTCATATATGACACCATTTTTGATAACAGATGTGTTAAGTCGATTAAACGGAAAAAAACATTTGATTATTGGAAATCACGATACATATATAAATAAACAAGCATTTAATCCTAGATACTTTGAAGAGATGGTTCACTATAAAGAACTAAAGATAAACGGTAAATTTATAATTTTATCACATTATCCAATAGAAAGCTGGAATTGTAAAGAACACGGAAGTATTCACTTACACGGTCATACACATAAACCAGACAACCGACCTGATATAAATAGATATAACGTAGGGTGTATGTTATATGATTATAAACCCGTAACACTAGATTATTTATTGAAAGGAGGGTATCTAAAATGAATATATTTAATGCAAGAGAGTTGTTAGAATATACTGACTATATAAATGATATAATTGGTAGTCTTGCAAATACATATAGGACCATAGAACAAGATGAAGATAAAAGTAAGAAATTTAATCCTGAATTAATTGCAAATATGAAACAACAATTATATGATATGGCATTAAAACTGATTGTTGTAACAGCAAAAGACGATAAATGTGGACCATTAGATGTATTAGAAAGTAGACTAAAAAATTATATGAATGGTACATATGATATAACAGCAGAAGACTTAATTAATCAATATATAAACGAAGAAAACCAGGAGGAATAATTATGGCAATGTTTCCAATATTTATGATTGGTGTGATTGTGGGTATTGCGCTATCTTATGCGTTTTATAAATACAAAGAAGACGTACCATCACAAGTGAAAATTCAAATGCAAGAAAGACAAATCAAATCACAAGAAAGTGACAATAAAATGCTTAATGATTTAGTCGATAGATTGTATAAGAAAATTGAGAAACTTGAGACAGAATTAAAAGAACTTAAAAAATAATTGAATTTAATAGGAGGATTGAAAATAATGAGTGGAAAAAACACAGTAGCTCTAGTAATTGGAGCAGTAATTTTATTCATAGGAATGATTATATTTTTTGCAAGTACAACAATAGTACCAACAGGACACATAGGAGTGGTAACTTTATATTCTAAAGTTCAAGATAAATATTTAGACGCAGGATTTCATTTTGTAAAACCTTTCGTTGAAAGTGTACACGACGTAGATATAAGAACACAAAAATATTCAAACACAGTAGAAGGTAGTGCAAAAGACCTTCAAATAGTGAATATAACAATGTCAATAAATTATCAAATAAAAGCTGAAAAGGCTTCTGAATTATACTCAAAAGTAGGGGCAAACTATAACGACGTAATATTGAACCCAGCATTACAAAGTAGCTTAAAGGCTTCTATTGCAAAATATACAGCAGAAGAAATGGTAACAAAAAGAGCAGAAGTTGCTACTACTATAACAGAAGAATTGAATAAAGCATTGGAAGAATATTTTATAATTAGCGCAGTAAATCTTGAGAACATAGGATTTACAGATGAATACAATAAAGCAGTTGAAGCTAAAACAACAAACCAACAAAAAGCAGAAGCTGAAAAAGCTCAATTAGAAATTATAAAAGTTCAAAATGAACAAAAAATAAATACAGCAGAAGCTGAGGCAAAGGTTAGAGAATTACAATCTCAATCAGTAACAGATAAATCATTAGAACAATTAAGATTAGAAATTCAAAGAGAAATGATACAAAAGTGGAATGGTAGTTTTCCAACAACAATGTTAGGTGATGACCCAACAATGTTATTTAACCTTAATAAATAGGAGATAAATGATGAAAGAAAAGATTGCAAATTCAATAGCATTACACCAAATGACGATTAATGAATTGAAAGAAATAAAACAAAATGTGGAACAATCTATTGATGAAAACGTTAAATTTAGTATAGAAACAAAACATATTATAGGTTTTGATATAGGAATATTGAAAAAGAAAAAGACACTATCAATTTCAAATTATACTATGGGACTGTTATTAGACGAGGCAATTAAAAAAGAAAAAGATAGAATTGATAAACTTATAGATATGGAAATAGAAAGAAAACTTAAAAAATAAAGGAGTGGATATGTATGGCTAGCGATAAGGCGTACAATAAAATAGAAAGTATAGTAATGGAAAGGGTTTTTTCGTTAGAAAACGAAAATGCTCAATTAAGAAATGATTTAGCAGTAGCACAAGCAAAACTAGATGTGTATGAACGACTAGCCAACATATCAGGAACTAAAACACAATTAGGTTTTGGTCCACCAATAGATAGATAAGGAGGGATTTATTATGACTACTGTTAACAACGGTAATAGATTTATTCAATTTTCACTTAGCAATACTATTACGACAAACAAAACAACTACTGAATGTGTTACATACACACCAGAATTACCAAAAATAAATTGTAGTAATGAGAGTGACGCAGTGCGTATTCAAGAAGAAATTAACGCTTTTACAAATAAATTAGTCAAAGATTTATTGAAATAGGAGGTTAAGTTATGAAATGTACTGGAACTGGTTATGATTGGGACCATTGTAGAGTAGAAAAAATGGGTTGCCCAGGTTGTTATCATTATAAAATAGTTAGAAAGGAGAAAGAAGATGAGCAGAAAATTAGCGAGCGTACAAAAAATAAAAGCAATAAAGCCAATTGAGGGTGCTGATAAAATTGAGATAGTTCAAGTATTAAACTGGGATTGTGTAGCGAAAAAGGGCGAATATCAAGTCGGTGATGAAGTAATTTATTTTGAAATAGATAGTTTACTACCAGACATACCAATGTTAGAATGGTTGAAAGGTTCTTCTTGGTCACAAAAATTAAACAAATATAAAATATCAACACATAAATTTAGAGGTCAAATATCTCAAGGATTAGTTATGCCTATAAAAGATTTAAAAGAATTATATAATCAAATCAACGATAATAATGGAATAGCTTATCCAATAGACATAATGGCTCCAACGGAAGGTACTGATTTAACTGAAATATTGAATATAGAAAAATATGAACCACCGGTATCTAATGGGCCTTTGGGGGATTTAATTCATCACGAATGGTATATACCAAAAACTGATGAGGAGAGAATTCAAGTTTGTGCAGCAGACGTTTTACCAACATATATGAATAGTGAACAAGGTGATTGGTATAGCTCAATAAAACTTGACGGTACTTCTTGCACTGTTGGATTATTCGACGACGCATTTTTAATAGGTGGCAGAAATCAATTTTATAAAGACGAAAATATGTATACTACTACAGTCAATAAATATTTTGAAAATGGAGCTAAAGAAAAATTTGAAAATTATAAAGCTATAAATGGTGTATATGTAGCATTCCAAGGAGAATTATGTGGACCAGGTATTCAAGGAAATAAATTAGGACTTAAAGAAAAAGAATGGTTTATATTTAATGCTTTTGTTAGCAAAACAGGTAAAAACGGAAGCTATGTAAAATGTGATTTGTTATATATGTTAAAACTATGTGAAGAATTCGGTTTAAAACACGTACCGCTAATTGACGCAGAAGATAAATTCAAATTTGACCCTGAGGAAACCGTGGATAATACTGTGGAAAAATTATTGAAATATGTTGACGATATAAAATATAGAAAATATTTCACAGACGCTTCACCAAATCAAATTGCAGAAGGTGTTGTGTTTAGAACAGAAGATATGACCCACTCATTCAAAGTTGTATCTAATAAGTTTTTATTGAAAGGTGGAGAATAAAATGATATTACGAGTTTATTTACACAGAACAAAAAAGCACGAGTTTGAAGTGGCTGACGCATTTGAAGTGAAAGTTGATTTAGAAAATCTACCTGACGATAAAAAAGAAGATTTAGATTATATAAATTTAGGTTTCAAAAATGATTGTCAAAAATTAGCTCGTACAAGAGAATGTGTGCAAAAATACGGAACCGCTTATATATCTTTTATGCGTCCACAATTTGAAGGAGACGAAAAAGATAATGGTAACGACAAAGTTTATTTTGATAATAAAGAAATGTTATTTATGAAGAGAAAACCGAAACGTACTAGAAAAAAGAAAGCGGAGGAACCTGTTGATGAGCAAGAAAAGAAATAGAATAATAGGTGTTGATTTTGATGGGACACTAGCTACAATAGTGTCTCCTTATCCTAATATAGGAGAGCCTATCCAAGAGATAATAGATTATATACTTGAAGAACAAAGAAAAGGTGCTTATTTAGTGCTTGTAACTATGCGTGAAGGAATGGCGTTAGAAGGAGCGCTAATGTGGTGTGAAGACCACGGGATTAAATTTGACGCAGTGAACGACAATTTACCTCATATGAAAGAATTTTTTAAAAATAATCCACGAAAAATTTTTTGTAATGAATATATAGACGATAATAATTTTGGTGGAATTGATTATGTGTTAGAAAAATTACGAAAAAGAAAGGAAGAATAATTATGAAATATTGTTTTGGTAGTGTCAGTTGGAGTGGTTATTTAGAAAGATATGTAGATATTTTTGTAGATAATTACATAAGATTATTCAAAGAATTGATAAGAGTAGGTGTAAATTACACAGATATAGCAGACCCTATAATTGTATATGCTAATGACATTGAAGGGTTTACAACAGAAGAGCAAGTACAGAAATTGTATGACGTAACTGGCAAAAAGTTAGTTTTAGTTAATGATAAACACAAATATAATCAAGATAATATTATGTATTCAACGAGAAACGGACTAAGAGAAAAAGTTAAAATTATGTATCCAGATGACCAAAAAGTATTCTGGTATTTCCCTATTGACGACGCAATAAAAGAGGAAGAAGCAGTACGTGAATTAGTAAAACTTAGTAAAGTCACAGAAAATACAGCGTGTATGTTCAAGTTTTACGTTAACCAAGGTGCTAATAATTTTACGGCTGGTACAACTCCTATAAATTCATATAAGGATATTCACCCTGGAGATTGGGGAGGATACTGTGCATATACTATATTCAATGAAGATGACTGTCCTTTATATCCAGAAATAGCAATACCAAATGTGGCATTTTATATAGCATTATATGAAGCTGGTTATAAACAATACGAGAGTGAAAAAATATGTGTAGAGCATTTAAGACATTTAGACAGTCACCACTTCAAGACAAAAGATAAACCAATGTCACAAAAAGTTTCAGACTATTTATTAAAGAAAAGAGCTGAACTTGCGAAGAAAGAAGGAAAAGAATAATGACCGATTTTGTTATGGTGTTAGGTGCAATAAGCGGTTTATATCTTGCGTGGAAGTTATTTAATAACATCATATTTCCTAAAATGGTTTATCACGGTATGAAAGAAATTGACCGTAATCCAAAATGGATTACTTCAAAGTTGCAATATTATGGTTTTGATGATATAGATATAGTATTGTGTGAAAGTAAATGGGGAATGTTACCTCGATTTCGTGCTGGTAAAGATAATCGTTTAGAATTATGGATTGATAATGATACTTCAACGAGAGACATAGACGACGTAGGACACTTAGCGTTATGTGTAAAAGTAAAAGCCAAATATGGATTATGGTTCCCAGACAAACCTACTTATTGGTTATCTATTTTATTATATATGTTAGACGGTGGAGACGTTAATATGATAGATAAAAAACAACAAGAAACCTCTTGACTAATTCCGTAAAATATTATATAATTATATTATAGACTTTATCAAAAGAAAGGGAGAATAGTTATGAAAGATTTGTCCGAATATAGGACGCTAAACAAAGCCCACCTATATAGGGAATTCAAAACTGAATATGGCTATCCAGAAATGCAAATAACTTCATATAGACGTGTGTTATACGGCGAGAGTACATACTTGGGTAAGGGACGCTCACCTTATATTGCAGATATGTTTAGGTTTTTTGCTAATAAACTTCACAAAGAGTTTATTGACGTAGCGTATGACTTATTAGACTCAGAATTCTTTGGTAGAAAAAACACATTATTAGACGTAATTATGGCAGAGAAAAATATACCAAAAGAAAAAGTCAACGAAATATTAGGAGATAGAGCCGTAGCATTAGATAATATAAGACTATGCGATTTGAATGACGATAACAGAAAGATATATGAAGACGCGGTAAAGGAGGTATAAAATGAAGGCAAAAATAGAACCACAAGGAATAATCGAAGCGTATGAAAATGGTCAATCCTTGAATGCGATAGCACGTGCCTTCGGTACATATCCAACAACCGTTAGACGTATTTTAGAAAGAAACGATATAGAACTGAGACACGACGCTATGGTAAAAGGGTCTCATACTGTATTAAATGACGGAGAAAAACTAATTGAATGGGCTAAAGCTCAAGGTCGATTAGTAACGAGAAAAGAATTAGCAGAAGTAGTAGGTAAGACAAGATTGTCACCAGGATACTTTCAAAAATATCCCGAACTTGGGCAATATGTAGCGTCTTATGAGCAAAAAGATATTAAAAAATATACAGAGCAATTATTTACTTGGTTGCAAGAAAATGATATTTCATACGCACCAAATGACAGAAGCGCATTAGAAGGTATACCCGTACAAGCAAAATTATTAGACAAATACGACGGAATACTTATAACTATTGATATTAAATCAGTATCAATTAGTAATGCACGATACAAAGAGATGATACGTAGAAGATTAAAAAAGGCAAATGAAAAAGGGTTGGTTATGTTGTTCTTAAAAGAAGAACATTTTGAAGATTTAGATTGTATCAAAGGCTTATTAGACGGTCTAAAATATTTAAAGGAGAGATAGTCAATGGCTGGGCAAATGTTATATGTAAAAAAGGGGGAAAAAGACGTGGCAAAAGCGAGCGTAGTATTTTCAAAGGATAACGAATATTATACACCAAAATATGTAGTGGACTTTTTCTATCCTGATGGTTTCGACTATGACCCAGCAACTTGTGAAGGTAAAGCAAAAGAATTCGCAGTACCTCATTATGATACAATAGAGACAGACGGTCTTGCGCAAGACTGGACAAAATATAACCGTATCTGGATTAACCCTCCATTTACGGATAAACATAAGTTTTTAGCAAAGGCGGTTGAGACTTATAACAAAGCTCACAATACTATATATGTTTTATTTCCTATTGAATTTTTGACTACCGCCAGATTTCACGATTTACATTGCAAATGTGAATTATATGTACCTAAGGGTAGAATAAATTTTGAAAGTGGGTTAGGTAAAACAGGAAAAAGTCCTGCTTTTGGTAGTGTAGTAATAAAGTTATCAGACAGAAATGTAATTCATTATATTGAATTAAAACCTGGCAATAGTGTAAACGATATAACGCCCGAAGATGTTACACTACCAAACACAGAAGACTTGGAAAGTATTATGAAAAATAAAAAATCTTGGTATAAATAGGAGAGTTTTATGTTAGCTTATACTTGTGAAAATTGTAAAAAGATAATTTTATGGGGAAGTGTAAATGAATACAATCAACATTTTTGTGACGAAAAATGTTATGAGAAGTATTGTAAAAAGAATGGTTATGAAGCGCACCCAGAAAAATTATATAAAATAAGAAGTATTTTTAATTAAAATACCGCGGGGGTGGTGCAACGGCAGCACGCTGGGCCCATAACCCAGAGACGAGGTTCGATTCCTACGCCCGCAACCAAATTTATTTAGTAGGTGATAGATAGTGTGGAAAGAATGTAGTGTTTGTTCAAATTATGAAGTTTCAAAATATGGAGACGTCAGAAATAAACAGACTGGAAAAATATTAAAACAAAAACTTGATAAAAGTAATTGTCTAATGGTGAATCTATCTTTAGGAAAAAGAGGAAATGCAAAATATTATATAGTAGCGCGTTTAGTTGCTATGGCTTTTGTACCAAATCCTATGGGTTATACTTGGGTTAGACATATTGACGGTAATACTTTGAATAATGAAGCAAGTAATCTTGAATGGGTAAAAGAACGTTGGTCAAGTCAAGCTCGTGGTGAACATTCTCATAATTCAAAACTTACAACAGCAGAAGTAGAATGGTGTAGAGAGGTTTATAAACCTAGACACAAAGAATACGGTTTAACAGCATTAGCAAAACGTTTTAATGTTTCAAATTCAACAATGTCTTACGTGCTAAATAATATAACATATAAATAAATATTCGGAAATGGTGAAATGGTATCACACAGCACTTTGACTGCTGGGTTCTTAGTTCGAGTCTAGGTTTCCGAGCCAGCCCGAAAGGGTAGACATTGCAGTAATAACAGGTGGGTAAACAACCTATTAAGTGCGATAGAGTATGGACGCATATTCGAGTCAATGCCTGTTTATATGCCGGAATAGCTCAGTTGGTAGAGCAACGGTCTTGTAAACCGTAGGTCGTCAGTTCGACTCTGACTTCCGGCTCCAGATAGCAGTAGTGTTATCCCCTCGGTATACAGGGCAGGTATACTTAATCAACTAGAATAACTGTAGGCAGTAACATATCGGCACTAGCCTATGGAAAACTCTCCTCTAGTTAAAGTAAAGATATACTAGAGCCGATACGAGAAGTTGTATATTACTAGAGGTCACTTGCGAGAGTTCGTTGTTTTACGCAAGTCATTATATTAAAAGGAGAATTATTATGTATTTCATAACAACAATTGAAACTAAAAAAGGAGACATTAAAGATACACGTTGTGTTGGTTATTTCAAAACATTTGAAGAAGCAGAGCAAGCAGTAATTAAGAATGCGTGTGATATATGGGAAACTTGTTATGATTACGCAGTAATTGAAAATATAAAAGAAGGACTATATCAATATGACTTCCACCCAACTTGGTATAAATATCATAAACTAACATCAGGATATGTCAAATGTGAACAACCGGATTTTGTAAATCCAAAAGGTGGAGTAGGTATGATAGGATATGCTATCGGTTAGGAGGAAAATATGAATAGAAAAGGTTGCGTCTTCTAGGGCTTCGTGCCTAAGGAGGCGATAAGATGAGTAGAAGTTATAAACACTTCCCAATTTCAAGAATGGTTTTATGGGGTAGGTCAATAAAAAAAGGAAAACAAGTAGCTAACCGTAAAATCAGAAGAAAGTTAAAAAATCCTGACATTGAAGTTGGCAACGGCGGACATTATAAATCTTTAGGGTTAGACAGTTGGGATTTATGGGAATTCAAATTTTTAGAAACAAAACAAGACGTAATTGACCGTTGGGAACAAGACCAAAAAGAATTAGCAAATGGAGTAAGACGGTTGGAGAACGTTACACGATTGGAGTTTAGAAGACGCAGTTAACGACTGGGCTAAATTCCATAAAAGAAAATAGGGGTCGGTTAGCCCCTTCATATGGCGCTAGGGACAGTCGGTTAAGTCACCAGGTTTTCATCCTGGGGTGTCCAGTTCGACTCTGGATAGCGCTACCAAATACGGAGACGTGGCAGAGTCTGGTTTAATGCACCGCACTGCTAACGCGGCGTACGGAAACGTACCGTAGGTTCAAATCCTACCGTCTCCGCCAATAAATTTTAGGAGGTTATTATGGTAGTATCAGGAGAAACAAAGAAAGAAAAATTAGTTATAGTTAATTGTGATTGTGGTTGTAACGAAGGTATTTATGTAACAAAATACAAAGAAGTAGGACTACCTAATGACTATTATGTTACAATTACAACTTCAAAATTTTATAGTGAGCAAGACAAAATGTGGCAAAAATTCAAAAAGAGGCTTAAAATGATATGGTATGCTATAAGAGGTAAAGAATATAGACTATGTGAAATTTGTATTACAGAAGATGATATAGACGAGTTAATAAAGAAATTAGAGGAAATAAAAAAATGAAATATAAAGAATTTGTAGATTGGTGTAATCAAAGAGCCTGTGACGGTTGTTGGAGTATGAATACTGCTATATATTGTATAGGCGTTTGTGAAACTATCAATAACTTACCATTTTGGAAACGAAATAAAGTATGGAAAGAAAAATATGAAGAAGAAGTCGTTAGAAACGTAGTTGAAGTTATAAACGAAAAACGTAGAGAAATGGGCTATTGTTAATATGGGTGGGTAGTCCCGTAAGGAGCGGGGCGTGACTGTAAATCACGTGTCATTTGACCCGAGTGGGTTCGATACCCTCTCCACCCACCAATTTAATATGCCGTCTGTCCGGGTGGTGAGGGAGCTGCCTTGAAAGCAGTTGGTCTGAAAGGACTTGCAGGTTCGAATCCTGTGGACGGCGCCAATCTTAATAATATCACATAAAAAAGAGTGAACACCAAATTAAGTGAGATAGAAGTGAATAATGTTAATAGTGGTATGTGGTGTTATTAAGTTATTATAGGATAATGATTATATAGAAACGTCGGACTGTTGCCACTAACTGTAGGTCCGCAAGTTTGTTATTCTTTCTATCTCACTATAAAATATGGGTACATAGCTCATCTGGTAGAGCACTACACTTTTAATGTAGGGGTAGAAGGTTCGAGTCCTTCTGTACCCACCACTAGAAGGAAAACTATTCAAACCCTTAGAGAAGATTACTGCTAATCCGCCTAAGTAAAAGTAGAGGGGAAAGCGGCGACAGCAGGTCCCTTGTGTCGTTAACAAAAGGGAGTTTAGTGTGGTTATTAGCAAATTCGCACATCATAAGACGAGAATAACCCTCGTGCGATACGTGGAATATGATAGCTTCATATTAGAATACGGGCTGGGTGAGAGAATTTTCATAGACTTCATCTCCTCATTGTTGGTTGGCGTCGTAATAACGGTCCCGTACGGAGGCGCGCAACGTGACCTCTACGTCATCTTAGATGGCGGGGTTGCAGGCGGAATAAACGATAAAACCGCCATACTCCTTATATAGAAAGGTAATTATATAAATATAAAAAGGTAGGTAAAATAATGGATAAGCAAAATACAAAATTAGCTATTAAAATAGCATTGATAGATTTAATTCATAATATGAATAGAGATACTACACTTAAACTAAATTTAATTATAATTTGTACGCAATTCATAATGTTATTTATTAGTTTAATATTGCAAGTAGCAATACCTGAATATAAGTTAGGAGCGTCTATAATGAATTCAGTATGGTCTACTGCTATGTTATTTTTAGTAATAATAAATATTAAAATAGTATCAGCAAAAGCTATGGAAAAAGCTAGAGAACAAAAAGATATGATTGAAGTATTATTAGATAGACTAACAGAGGAGGATAATACAAATGAACAGGATAAATAAAACTCCTGGTGTTGTATATTCAGAAAAAGAAAAACTAAAGAATAACCGCGAACTAATTTCACAGTACGATAGACGAATTATTGATATGCTTCATAAAATTGAATTTTTTGACGCAACACCAGCACAAGCCTATAAAATGTATATGAAATTACAAGGATTTCTAAGAAAGAAACGTGACTTGAAAAGGTCAGGTAATATTTATGTGCCACGCACAGAAACTGGAAATTACATTATAGACGGTAAGGTAACAAAATTAAAAAAGGAGGATAACAACAGTGGAAATAGACGAAGAAATAAAAAATAAAATTGACGGCTATGCTAGTATCATTGTCGCAGCATTACTTAATGGAGGCAGTCTATTTATGAATATTCAAATAGAAGAAGAATATTCACAATATGACGTATTATTTGTGTACAACCCTAATGATTTTGGTACTCATCAAAGAGGTATTACCGGTAGAGATTTATTAATTGGTGTTGTGGGATTTGGTGCTTACGGATTTAGTATAAATATTCCAGATACTGACCCAGGATATTATAGAGAAAAACTAGGTGTAAGTAGCAACTTCTTGGCGTTTTTATTCAACGAAGTTAGACGCAGATTAAACGAATTAAAATAATTAAGAAAAAAGTTAAGAAATCTCTTGACTTTTTATTTTTTATAATATATAATACAAACATAAATAGAGAACAAGTAAGTCGTTTACAGGATTAAACGCAATAACAGAATAGTTAGTAATTTTTTACTGATATAAATAATCCTGTAGACCTTCAAAGAGGTCTATTTTTAATTTAATAGAAAGGAGGATACAGGATATGAAATTATGGATTTATGGTAAGGTAATGTCTGGTAAAACAACATTCGCAAGTCAATTTGAAAATGCGTATATCATTTCAACTGACGGTAATGCTGAGTACACATTCGCTCCTGATAAAATATTAAGAGTTAGAAACTACAAAGAATTGAACGACGCTGTTGCAAAACTAAAAACAATAAAACCTGAATGGGTAATAGTAGACACAACCTCATACTTAATCGACTATCTAAGATTTTATTGGTGTGATAAAAATGGTGTTGAACACGAATCAGAAATTGCTTATAAAGGTTACACAATGCTTAGAAGTTTCTTATGGGAAAGTATATTCTCTATTGCAAATGCTTTTGATAACGTAATGTTTATCTCACACGAGCAAGAAATTATAGAGAAAAATAAATTCGGTAGAGAAATCTCTAAATTCCAACCAGTGTTTGAAGAAAAACTTAGAGACCAAATGTCAGGACTTATGGGTATAATCGCTAGAACAGTTAAATCAATAGGCGAAGATGGTACAGCAAAATATGAATTACACATTTCAAATTCTGATGATGAGTTTGGTGGTTCAAGATTACCAATAAAGAAAACAGCAATCCCACTTACTAAAAAAGATTTTGACGAAAACTTCAAAAAATTATATGACGCAGAAAAAATTGTACGTGGTGAAAAAGACACAGTGGCTGATACAGCTAAACCAGCAGAAGCTGAAGAAAAACCTAAAAGACGTTCAGTTATAGGTTGATAAATATTTTTAAGGAGGAATGTAATTATGGCAAACAATGGAATAGACAAAGAAGATTTATCAGAATTAAACGCAATTTTCAAAGAAATGGGTGGAGTAGACAAAATAGAAGACTACACAAACAATTTTGAAAATTTACCAGATGGAAACTATGTAGGAGAAATAGAAAAAGTTGAAGCTAAAAATTCAAAAAATAGTGGTAAACCTATGATTAGTATTACAGTAGCGGTTGAAGGTGGAAAGAAAGAATTTAGACACTTAATGTTAGCTGGAGAAAATTTAGAAAAAACACGTTCAGCTATAGCTAGAACTGTATCTCAATTAAAAGAATTAGGTGTAGATGTTAGCAGCAATGATATTGCAGTTATAACAGATAACGCTTATGAATTAGTAGGAACTAAAGTTAATATGGAAATTAAAACAAACAATAACTTTAGAAATATATGGTTAACTCTTGCTTAATATAAATTTGATACCGGTGTAAAAACCGGTATCATTTTTCTTGGTCATAATATTCGTCTATGATTTTTTGTGTTTTTCTTTTTTCTTTTGCACGATTGAATTTTCCTCTTTCATCAATACTAAAATCCATAGCTTTGATTTCAAATGGTAAATCTAATTCGTCTACAAATACAACTGTACACTCGTCTGCTTGTTTTTTATATTCTTGAAACATTGTGTTCATATACTCTTGTGATTGTGAATTTTGTTGGTGGAACCATTGATGATTTTCTGCGGATAGTAACGCTCCATTTTCAACTGTAGCTTTTCCTCCGTCTTTTTTCATTTTAATATGGTGATATGTTAATTGTTTCATTCGTTTCTTTTGTCCTTTGCTCGTATATCTTCTAGGCGTTGTATCTTTTCTTAAATGTAATTTTTCAATAAAACATTCTGCTCCATATCTTTTTATTAGTTCTTGCTTCGCATTTTTATTACTACTCATTTTTAATTCCCCCATTTTATTTTTATTATTTAATAGAAAAGTGAACAGATTATTTTTAAGACGCACAGATGAGTCTTAGAATGACTCAATCTAATTTCTGTTCACTTTTTGTGTCGCAGTTTGTCATTTTTTTGTCGAATTCTGTCAAAATTCTGACAAATAGTGTCAAAAACAGGGGTAAAATCGCCATATATAGTTGTAACGCTCTAAAACGCCCATACAGCAATTTTACCCCTTAGGAGTATAACTTTATTATTATAACATATAAAAACGATTTATGGCTATTCTGACGCGTCGTTTAGGTTACATAATTATAAAATATGTAGGTAGAAATCATTTTTAAGATTTTTAATTTTAACTTTCCGAAATCGGACAATTTTCTGTTCACTTTTTAATAACTTTGTGACAAAATATTTTGAATGTCAATTTCTGTATTCAAACTACAAGTCCTAAAAATATAAGTTGGGTTATCTTCTTGGTCACGGGTGAAGGAGGTGCATACCCCCATCGTCCCGTCTGCGTCAAATCCCATAAATCCTACGTCAACAAATCCTGAAATAGCAGTTAATTGTGAAGCGTCTGTAATCGTTGTTGAATTACCTATCGTTCTTGATAACTTTGTCGTACTTATTGTACCTATGTTATTAGCCATAAATATTACCTCCTCTATCTATTTTAGTTAATCTTACGATTGTACTTGTATTATTGTTTATATTCACTATCACGTAGATATGTCCCATACTGTCTGTTAATATAAATCCATTTTGAATAGTTCCTGAAATCACATTTATATTCGCATTATCAACTGTAGTGCTGTCACTCAAACTTAACGCTGTATAACCAATGTCATTTCGTTCACTATCTGTTGAATATACAGCTCTCAATGTTGTCGAACCAGCTACTGTTGTAACTGTTGGGGTTGGGTCATATATATTTGTAATCGTGTCTATATCACCTTCCCAATATTGGAATGTCATTCCTTCAATTGTGTCAGCTGTAATACTTACTGCTTTTCCTTCTTCGTAAAATCCAGAAGTTTCTCCTGTGTCGTCGATAGTAGCATTAGTCAAATTTAATTTATATGAAGTTATATAGTTTGCTTTTAATCCTACTGCTGTAGCTGGCATCTTAATATAAATTGGATTATCATAAGTACCAGGTACAAGAGGATTAAACATACCTCCGTCCCACAATTCAATTTGAGTAATTGGTGTGTAACTTCCAGAAAGCACCGTCCATCTTGTGAATGTATATTTAACAGTAGAAGTATCTTCTTTACCAAATCTAATGTCTACTTTTTTACCTTCATATACTGTGGCAGTTGTCTGGTTAAGACCGGTCAAACCGTCTTCTAGTACAATTTGTACGTCACCTTTTCTAACAAGACCACCTTCAAATACAGTTGCTACTTTTGGCATAGTTAATGTTGTAGTATGTGGAAAATCTGGTGGATTTGTTCTACTAATAATATCACTCAAATTTTCTTCAGACGAATAAGCGTGTGCTGACCAACCACCAAAATAAAACTCGTTTGGATATTCTGTCATTCTGATTTCTACTTCGTCTCCAACGTAGTAATCGTGAGGTTCTGATGTCCAATGTTCAGTTATAATTTCTTCTCCTGTATCTGGGTCAGTAGAAGAAGTTGTATATTTCATTTCTCCATATATACCTGACCTGTGTAAGGTTACTTTTGGTCTTGCTCCTTTTTCAATATAGTTTTCTGTAATTTCAATATTTACAGAAGGTATTGTCATCTGAATAGGTGTAATTAACGTACTTGTACTTGCGTAAGCGGTGTCTCCAGTCCATTCGTAAAATTCCCAACCTTGGTCTGGCTGACTAGCGTCTACTGTTACTCTATCTCCAATTGGTCTTGTATAAAATGTAGTTGAACCATCCTTTCTATGTACGGTAAGAGTTCTTTGTTGTGTTGTATCTGGTACATAGAATGTAGCTTTAATCGTACAATTACTTCTTAATTTTGAAAGTCTAGTTGTTTCTGCTACTGGACCATAAACTTCAACATAGTTTGTGTTGGTTTGTAACACACCATCTATATAAACTTCCCATTGTAAGAATTGATGTCCATAAGGTACTGCACCTTGTTTTACTCTAATACCATTTGTTGAGTCACGTAATATAGTCGCACTGTCCACCCAATTTGTTCCGTCATATATCTCACCATCTACCATAGTGACTGTAAACCAAGGGATTGGTTTGTAATTACAAGTAATCGTACTATCACTCGTTCTAGCATAAATTCTAGTTGAAGAGGAGTTTGTATTAGCAATTTCAGCGTCTCCAGAAGTTAGTGACCAGTAATTAAATTCATATGTATCTGGAGCTGTGCCAGAGTTTACTGTTATGTAATCACCTTGTCTTACATTATATGTGTTACTTCCTGAATTAGTTATTACTGTAATTTTCCTCATATTATAGTTAGCTGTAACAGTACCGTCTGCTCTACCTAATTTAACGGTAGTATTAGCGCTATATGAATTTCCAATACTATAAATACTAGAAGTAGACCAGTTTGAAAAGTCTCCTAAACTTGTATCTGCTGAAATACTTACAGATTGTCTTTCTTTATAATCTCCTGAGCCTGTACCATTTACAACAGTTAAATGATAGGTTTCTTTTGGTCTATATTCAACTGTAATGGTTGTGTTTCCTGATACATAAAATCCATAATTTGTAGAAGTGCTTACTTGTGTTCCATCTTTTAACCACCTTACGAATAAATAATCTCCTACTTCTTCATTCGTTGAACTACTCCAATAATTTCCTGATAAAACTTGTGAAGTAGTAGTTTGACCACCGTTGTTTCTGTTCACTAATGTTACTGTATAAGTTGGATAAAAGTCATATCTTGCTTCGATAGTTCTGTCGTTAGCTCCCGCTGTAACGTCTAATGTCGTACTTGTGCTGATTCTCGTATCATTTTCATACCAACCATTAAATCTATAATCTCCTACAGTTGAGCTAGTTGTAAATCTTTGTTTACGTCCTTGCACTAATTGGTTTGTAGAAGTTCCTCCTGTATTATTTTGATTAGTAATTGTTATAGTTCTTATTGGTGCATAATGTCCTGTGATAATAGCGTTTCCGTCACCAACAGTAAATGTATTCGTATGATTTCCTAATGCGTCGGTACTGATACTACCATAACCTTCTATTGTCCAATTCAAAATACCTTGTGAACTATCTGGTGGAGTAGGTACTAATGTATATGAATTTGTTTGTCTTAATCCACTAGCTTGGGCTACGTCACTATCATTAACTCTAATCAAACCATCGATTACTTGCACTTCGTTATATGAATATACATATTCAAAATGTGCTGTAAACTCTAATGCGTTATCTGGCATTACAAATGATTGATATGGACTGGATATATCGGTTAAATAACTTGTGTTTCCTGACCAACGTGCGAATTTATAATGTGAAGGCACTGTAGCAGAAATAGACACTCTAGTACCGTACTTATAGATACCACCGCCAGTACCATTATTAACTGTTAAATAATGTCCCGCAGCGTTAATATAAAATGGTTCAAGTGTTACATCTTCGTCTGGCATTGTAAGTATTGAAACTGAAGGGTCTTCCGCAGTAGTTACACCCACTATTTGATGTAATGCACTTTCTGTTCCACGCCATTCATAAAACGACATTCCAAATGAAGCAATGTTTGCTATAATCATTATTTCGTCTCCAGCGAAGTATGTCGCTGTACTTGGA